AGCGGCAAGACCCTCAACGACAAGATCGCTGCCGCCGTGGCGGTAAAGTCGGAGCCCCGGCTGGTGTGGAACACCTATGCGAAGTCTCCTGAAAGATTCAAAACTTGGGATGTTCAGATTCCAGGCAATGTTGATAAGATATGCATTACCAAAGGCAAGTTCAGCAGCTACGGTAATAGCACTGAAAAAAGCATTGCACGCGGTGGCACGACAATTTATAACTGTAACGACGATTTTACAATCACATTCCAAACAAACGGCATCCTTCATGTTGCTTGTTTATCCAAAACACTGTTCCCTCTGGAACTCTGGATTGACGGCTACCACTACCCCACCCTTGCCGAACTGCTGACCGAGACCCAGGCCGCGCAGGCGGACACGGACGCCCTGGCGGTAGATCAGGAATACCGCGTCGCCCTGCTGGAACTGGGGATGACCGACGACACCACCACTGACACCACCACATAAGGAGGTAAAAACTATGTTGTATCGTATCTGTAAACGCCTGATCGAGCGCGGCCAGACCGCTGGCCTTGCGGACAAGCTGGACGTGTTTTACGCCCTCGGCCGTATCACCGAGGCCGAGTACAAGGAGCTGATCGAGCTGCTGGCCAAGCAGAAGGCCGTCCATGGCGCTTAATGCCTACTCTTGGGCCCGGGAGGTTGATCGCAATAAACAACACATTTTTGACCGCACTTTTTAACTTTTTGAGCCGGTTCTTTGCCGCTTTGGCGGAAGAACAGGCAGAACAGGAGGACACGATGGCATCTGTGACCGAGTGGACGGGAGCACCGCCCTATCGCTACATCGACGTAAGCCGGTATCAGGGCAGCATTACACCGGAGGGCTGGAAGAAGGTCAAGGCCGCTGGCTATCAGGGCGTCATGCTCAAGACCGTCAGCACAAACCGCAAGCTCTCCAAGCGATCGGACGGCCTGTACATCGACCCGACCTTTGAAGGGAACTATCGCAGCGCAAAGGCGGCAGGTCTGGCGGTGGGTGTGTATTACTACACCTACGCCACCAGCAAGGCAATGGCCGATGCAGAGCTTTCCCTGCTGGCTGACGCCCTGCGTGGCAAGACGCTGGAAATGCCTGTGGCAGTGGACGTGGAGGACAACAAATTCAGGGTTCTTGGCAAGCAGGCGCTGACCGACCTGACAGCCTACGCCCTGAAAAAGGTGGAGGACATGGGCTTTTATGCCCAGCTCTATACATACACCAGCTTTGCTAAGACGCGCCTGTATATGGGCGGTGCTGCCCTCAGCCCCTACGACGTTTGGCTGGCCGACTACACAGGAAAGACACCTGCTGTGACCTTTGCCTACAACACCCACCAGCACACCAGTAAGGGCAGCGTGCCTGGTATCTCCGGCAACGTAGATCTCAACGTCACCACCCTCAACTACCCCCGTATCATCCGCAAGAAGGGCCTGACCCGTCTCCGGGAGGGCAAATGACCGAAAAAGAAGCTCTCCTGTGGGTGCTGGGCGTCCTGGGCAGCCTGTGCGCTGCCACCATCACCATCGACAAGGTGCTGGAAATTATCCACAAGTACGTCAAAAAGGCACAGGCCCCCGACGATGCGCAGAACAAGCGGCTTGACGAGATGGACAAGCGCTTGCAAACGCTAGAAACGGGCTATGCGCAACATTCTTTGGCGCTTGGGCGCGATTTGTCCCGCTTCGGGGAAATCGACGAAGTAAACCGCCTGACGCTTGAAGCCGTTCGTGCCCTGCTGGAAGCACAGCTGACCGGAAACAACGTGCCCGCTATGCAGGCCAGCAAGGAAAAAATTGATAATTACCTCATGGAAGGAGTAACGAAACATGGAAGCAATGCTTAACTTTATCCCCACCCCCGTCGCCCTGGTTCTGATGGTCCTGGGCTTTATCTCCCTGGCAGTTGGTGCAATTCGCCTGGGCTATAAGCAGTACGTCAAGCAGTGGGCCCTGGAACTGGTGACCCTGGCAGAAAACAGCATCATGGGCAGCGGTCAGGGTGCCAAGAAAAAGGCCCAGGTCTTTGCCGCGCTGCGCGGCGCACTGCCGGACTGGCTGAAGCCTTTTATCACCGATGAAGTGCTGGACAGCGTGATTGAAAAGGCTGTTAGCGTGATGAAAAAGGCACTGGCAGAAAAGAAACCCACCATCAACAAGGGGTAATTTATGATTGAGCTAAGCGTATCTCTCGCATCCAATGGCGTCGTCAAAGTGCCGGGCTATGAGCAGCTGGTGCGCTTTGGCTACACCAAGAACCGGGGCGTGTACCGCCTGCACGTCGATGCAACCGGCGAGTGGGACGGCCTGACCATCCGGGTTTTCTGGCACGTCCCGGATTGCAAAGACCCGGCATCCTCGCTGGTGGTGGACGGCTATGTGGCCGTGCCCGCCAGCGTGACCGCCCAACCCGGCTCCGGCTGTGTGACCTTCGAGGGAAGCGATGGCACCAAGACCGTGACCAGTGCAGACCTGCGGTATCGTGTCAGTGCCAACAGCGGCACGGAGGACGGCACCATGCCGGAGCCTGGCACACCTGCCTGGCAAGAGCTGGTGGATGCCGTGCACACCGATGCCACCGCCGCAGAGCAGGCCAAGACCGATGCACAGACGGCCGCACAGCAGGCCGGAGCATCTGCCAAAAAGGCCGGGCAGAGCGCCAAGCAGGCCGCTGACAGCCTGAAAGCGCTCAAAGACGGCATCGCCAACGGCAACTTTAAGGGCGACAAGGGCGACAAGGGCGACACTGGTCCCAGTCGGCCCGGCAGGTGCAGACGGCAAAGATGGCACACAAATCGACGATACCGCCATAACGGAGAGTGCCCCATGGAGCAGCAAGCACATCATTGACACCCTCTGTCCGCCGCTGGAGGAAAGCGGCAACCCTGTTGTGTGCTACCCGGTGTCAGGTTATCCGCTTGGCTGTAAGGTGAGTTGGGAGCCGACGCAGGAAGGCAGCGGTGACCCATCACCTGACAATGTTCGCCCGATTAAGGGAAGGGACAGCGTGACGGTCGAACGGTGTGGGGAGAATGTTATTGAGCTTTTTAGCACAAATGATTCCTCTTCAGGTATTAAAATAGCAGTAGACGCAGAAAAAAATATTACGTTAAACGGAACACTTGTTGGAAAAGGCAATATCGATATTGGAATGTGTCGGCTACATTGGGTTGCGGGGAAAACCTACACCATGTACGTCAAAAAGGTGAGCGGAAGTGCCTCTCTTGGAAGCGGTGACGGCATTACTTTTGCCTATTCGCTGTTCACAACGGATTTTGATCATTACTTCCGTGGTAATACAACCAGCACAAACCTTGATGCGTATATTGCAAGCAATGCTGCGCTGGTAGAAACCGAGCTTATTTTTATGCTCCAATGCTGGCGAGATGGCACAGTATTCAACAACTTCAAATTCCAAATTGAAGTTGTTCCTGGCACCATCGCCCCCACCACCTATGCCCCTTACACCGGCCAAACCGCCACCCTTACTCTGCCCCGCACCATCTACGGCGGCACGGTGGATGCAGTGACGGGAGAGGGGCAGGAGACGTGGAAGCTACTGACGCTGGACGGGACGGAAAACTGGATGCAAGATACAAGTGCGCTATATCCGTATTTTGTGATTAAAATTTTGCATATTGGCGAGATTTCATTAACCGCTTTGGGAGCTAAATGTACAGCATTTCCGTCTGTGCATATTAGCGCAAATAATAACAACAATGGTTTTGACGGATGGGATACTTCTCTATACATTCGCTGGGCGTCGCTGAGCACTGTAGATTCGTTGAAATCATACCTCGCCGCCCAGTACGCCGCCGGAACCCCCGTGCAAGTCTGCTATAAGCTGGCAGATCCTGTGCCCTTCACCGCAACCGGCGCACAGCCAATCTCTGCTCTGAGCGGCGTGAACACCCTGTTGACCGACGCAGACAGCGTGACGGTGACCGGCAGGGCTGACCCCATCAAACGCATCACTGACCTTGAGGATGCTGTGGCATCAATGACCAACACATAAGGAGGTACATACATATGGCAATCAAAAGTAAAGCCCGCCACGACCTGACCCTGCGCTCCATCAAGCGGGAAATCGCCGCAGGACGCGATGTTGCGTTCTGGCTGGATAAAGCATACATGCACTACGACAACGGACTGCTGACGGAGGACGACATCGCAGAGGTGGAAGCCCTTGCACAGGCGTACTACGACGCGCTGGACGCTGAGGACAAGGCGAACGCTGAGGAGATCACGCAGTAAGGAGGATATCATGGCAAGCACTACATACGAGCATCCCGGTGGCGTCACCGAGATGTACGCCGCACAAGAACAATTTCGGCACGCCACGAAAATGGTGACAAAACGTCACCGGTTTGCTGTGCTTGGCAATATGGTGCGCAACGCGGGACAGTTGCCGCAGCCCTTCTGGCTCGGTGCTGCCTGTGGCGGCGGCTCGTGTAGTGCTGCCCGCTGCGCTGCGAGGACTTGACCGACAGCAGATGACCGCCGCCATCAAAAACGCACCGCTTGGGAGGGTAGACCGTAAGATAGCCTTACTGCGGTACGTTGAGCGGCTTCCGCTGCCGGACATTGCGGTACAGACACATTACAGCCGGACAGCGATAGGCTACCGGCTGAAAAGCATTGAAAAAATGTTGAATGTGTGATATAATATTTGTACCGTCCGAAGTAGCGTACACACACTTCGGAGAAATGTGTACAGAGAGCCAGCGGAAGAACGTTTACCCGCTGGCTTTTCTTTTTGCACGAATTGTGGTATAATAATACCAACGAAATCTGCCCGGCCTCTCGAAGAAGCGCATTAGGGTGGATATTTGCCAGCTAGCCCAGTGCTTTATCTGGGAATGAAAAAAGCGGTTGCCAGATAGGTGCCGACCAGTCTCCCGCCCGCCTGCTTACAGTGCGTACCATGCGGGAGACGATTTTATATGAATTATGGCAAATAAAATATATCGCTTTTTATCTCGTGTCTTGTTCGCTCTGATTATTTTTGGGGCGACATCAAGCGTTCTAAAAGCCGTCTTTCCGTTTTGGCATAGTGCATTTATAGGCGTGGCTTTATCGGTATATGCGTCTTTGCATTATACGCCATACGATTTATGATTTGAAAGGCTCCGGCCTTTGTAGAGAGTGGCATTGCCTGTGGGCGGTTCCGCTCTTGATTTTACAAAAAAATCCCCTGCTTTGCCGAAGACCTGCGCTCCACGCGGGGTACTTTGTAGGCAAAGTGGGAGATTTTTGTTTTATTCACACTAGTTTTGCCGAAGCTCTTGTCTTGCAAGTCAAAACGTGATATTTTAGCCTTGCTTCCAAAGTGAAGCCCTTAACAGTTAAGCGCTCATGCGGATTTTTCCGTGTGGGCGCTTTTCTTTTTTGTCCTTCGTTGTACCTTCGTTGTCTTTCGGTTTTTGCCGATGCGGTACACTGGGTACACAAGGAGGGATGTATTATGAGCTATTATCCGACACCCGGAGCACCCTATGTTCCGCAGCAGCCTGTCAATCCTTACGGTGGCATGGGCACAGTAGGGCTTGCCGCTCCCCTTCCAAACACGCAGATGCAACAGGCACAGCCGCAGCGTCCGCAGCCGATGAATGGGCAGCAGCCTGTTCAGCAGTCGGCACAAGATGGCGGTTGGTTGCTTGGCAGACCTGTTTCCAGCAGGGAAGAATTTTTGGCAATTCCATCTGATCTGTACGGAAGATGGACGTATTGCCCGGATTTGCGTAGTGGGGTCATCTACTGCAAACGTCTGAATCCAAACACTTGCGAATCTGACGTGTTAGAGTTTTACAGCCCGGAAGCATGGCGGCAAATGCAAGCACAACAGGCACAGCAAACCGCTGCACCGACACAGCAGTATGTGCCTATTGAGCAGTACAATGCCCTCGTGCACCGGCTGGATGAACTGGAAAAGTGGCAGAAGAGCTTTTCTAAGCCCACTGCCGCAGCGAAGAAAGGAGAATAAGCGATGCCCTCTCCGTTTGATATGATTACTCACAGCCCTATCATGCAGCTTGCAAATCTGGCTCGCGCCGGACAAAACCCGATGGGGCTTATCCAGCAGTTGGGTGGGCAGAGCGCGCCTATCATGCAGGGGCTGAACCTGATTCAAGGCAAAAACGAAGCACAGCTCAGGACGATGGCGCAGAACCTCGCCAAAGAGCGTGGCATCGACCTGAACCAGCTGGCAAGCGTCCTGAACCTGACGCTGCCCCGATAACGCATCCCTCTAAGCGAAACGCTTCTCAGTTTTGCGGACTTGACAAAAACCGCTTTTGTTTGGCTTCGCCCATCGCATACGGCGGTGGGATGGCATAACGCAAAACTGAAAGGAGTTTTGTTATGGACGATTTTGCAACTGGCTATCTGGCTGGGCAGGACGGCGGCAATAACAACGGCGGATTCTTCGGCAACGAAGGTCTGTGGGCTGTCATCATCCTCGCTATCATCTTCGGCTGGGGTACTAACGGCTATGGCCGCAACGGCGGCGACAACGGCATGAACAGCTACATCCCCTATCTGGTCGGCACTGGCGCAACCGGGCAGGGCGGCAACGACACCCGCGCGGCTCTGTCTGAGGGCTTCTACCAGCAGGATACCTCCCGCTCTCTGGCGGGCATCCAGAGCGGTATCTGCTCTCTGGGCTATGACCAGCTGGCACAGATGAACGGTGTCAACGCCAACATCGCAAACGGCTTTGCTGGTGTGAACAGCGCCATTTGTCAGCTTGGCTACCAGAACGCACAGCTGGTGAACGGTTTGGAACGCAGCGTGTCCAACGGCGACAACGCCATCAGCCTTGCCATCATGCAGGAGGGCAACGCTCGGCAGGCCGGTCAGACCGCACTTGCTACGCAGCTGGCATCTTGCTGCTGCGAGAACAAGCAGCTGATCGGCGACCTGAAGTACACCATCGCAACGGAGGACTGCGCTACCCGTCAGGCCATTGCAGACAACGCCCGCGCCATCGTGGACAACTGCAACGCCAACTTCCGCAGCATGATGGATTACTTCACGCAGGATAAGATTGCCACTCTGACCGCCGAGAACCAGAACCTCAAGTTCGCCGCTTCTCAGGATCGGCAGAATGCACTTCTGACCACCGTGATGTCTCAGCAGACTGATACCATCCTGAACCGGGTCAATCCTCGTCCGATTCCCGCTTATCAGGTGGCAAACCCCAACGTGGGCGTGAACTGCTGCGGCTGCTGCTAACTAACACACTCCCCGATAATACCGGGTGAACCATCGGGGCAGGGGTAAGACACCTCTGCCCCTGATTTTTTAGGAGGAAAACATTATGGCTTGCAAAACAAGCTGCAAACTCTGCCCCCATCTGGTTCTGAGCCAGTCTGTTACGTTCGCCAATGACACGCTGACCATCAACATCCCTGCTGGCGCATACCAGAACGGAGAGCGCTATTGCATTGTGGTTGCTCAGAGCATCCCGGACACGACCACCATCAACGCCCCTGTGGTCATCACCATCGGCGCAGGAACTACCGCATACCCTCTGACCGACTGCAACTGCGCTCAGGCAACCGCTGAGAGCATCCACACCCGCACCCGCTATGCTACCCGCGTTGCAACGTCTGCGACCGGCACCGGCACGTTCAAGTATCTTGGCTGCTTCTGCCGTTCCCACGCCGGTGCGCCCGCGTCCATTTCTTGAGGAGGTATAGATTATGGGCAAGAACAATTTTCGCCGCATGATGATGCTCCGCGACCACGACAAAAATCGTGAGCCGGAACGTGACCGCCTTGAGGAAGAGCGTGACCGCAGGGAGCGTGAGATGGAACGCCGTCTGCGCAAGCTGGAAGGCGGCAACGACCGCTATCCCTATTATCCGCAAGAGGAGAACCGTTATATCGACCCCTACCCTATCCCCCGCTACCCTGACGTAGAGTATGGGCGTAAGATGCCGCAAATCGGCTTCTCGCAGAACGGCGATTGGGACAAGCGGCCGGGTCAGTATGAACGTGGCGGCGCCGACAGCCGTTCCATCAAGATGCCGCGCCAGCACCTCACCCACGATGAAGCGGAGGAATGGTGCGACAGCATGGTGAACGCTGACGGCACAAAGGGCTGTCACTGGACGTTGGAACAGACGCAGGACGTTGCCAAACAACGCAACATCACCTGTGACCCGAACGATTTCTGGGCTGTCATGAACATGATGTATTCGGATTATTGTCAGGTTGCAAAGCGTCAATCCGTTGACACTCCGGGCTTCTACGCTGACATGGCAAAGGCGTTCCTTGAGGACGCAGATGCCGCAGATGGCAAGGCATATCTCTACTGGGATTGCATTGCTGATAAGTAAAACGAACCCCCTGTGTAACCACTAATGGCTACGCAGGGGTGTTTTTCGCTTATCGGATTGTCGTTATTCCTCTATCTTTCATATACTCGATAAAATCTTCTGCTGGCATTCTCTCTGAAAGTTCTTTCATTGTGTATTGGCGTTTTTCCTCAACCCAATGCTTCTTTTCTTCGATACCAGACAAATCGTGGACTGTATACCATTGTGTTTTTGGACTATCAAGTCCATTTGAAAGAAATTGAACCTTAAACCAATCTGGACGCTTTCTTCGTTCAAACCAATTCAATTCGGAAAATTTTATCCATGCAATGTTTTTATAATTTCCTTCTTTTTGCCCTTTGCTCTTAAAATCATCTTTTATTTTCTTTAATCTAAAATAATAGGTTTCAACGCATTGGTTTGGCATATATCTTATACGCCAATCTTTATCCCGAAAGACCATCTTACCTTCGTATATGTCACCGCCTGTCCCATTGAGATACCAGTGCGATTCGTAGTGCCCTAACACTTTTTGTTCCATATCGTCCACCATTTCAATATTTCACAGGCGGTTCAGGCAACGGCATCCAATATGTTATGTTATGGATTCTGCCCTCATCATCCCGCCACTCTTTGAACTGCTCATCGTAATTTGCTATAACAACATCAAAGGCAGATTCATCGAATCCGATAACACGCGGGTCTGTATCTCCCGGAACACTGTTCTTTGCACAAATCCAAGGGCTTGATTTTGGCACGTTTGATACATCGTAAGCACAATATCCGATGCACTGCGGATTGCCGTACTTCTTCATGTAATCTTCATTTCCGATTCGAGCCGCACAAACCATGTGGACATTTTTCCAACCGACACGGTCATCGTCCGTTGATTCGCTGTCGATAATAATATCTTCTGGGTCTAGTACTTTTCTTCCGATTGCAAGATTCCAGCTATTTGCAACATACCATTTCATTTGACATTCGTTCGGAAAAGTTCTTGCTTCTTTCATGGCATCTGCCAAAGAACCACGATGAGGTCTGTAAGCAATCATACGTCAATCCTCCAAGAAATTCTCTTGATTCAGAACTTGATTTACAATTCGTTCTGTACATTCTTTGATAACCGTAGATGCGGGAACATTATCTTCATAAGCTATGTTTTCATATTGCACTCCTGCATACTCAAAGAACCTTTTAGAAAGTATTTCTGCATCCGCACGGCACAACGGCTTTAATTCGTATTGCAACGGGAATCTTCTTATAAGTGCAGGGTCAAGCCTATCAAATCGGTTTGTCGTTCCAATAATAATCACGTTGTTCGGCAATCTATCCATTTCCTGCATAATCGCAATAACCACACGGTTCATTTCTCCAACGTCATCTTTTTGTCCACGAGCCATTCCGACCGCATCTATTTCATCAAAACAAAGAACGCAAGGAGCAGTTCTCACATAATCAAAAATTCTTGCAAGGTTAGATTGTGTTTGCCCTAAGTGCGAATCAACTAGACTTGAAAATTGAATCCTCAAAAACGGAAGTTTTGCTTTATGCGCGATATACCTAGCCAGCATGGTTTTTCCGCATCCGCTTTGCCCATAAAGCATCAACGCTGGTAAATAAGGAATGCCCATTTCATTCAATTTTTCAGATGCTCGATAAATAGCAACAATTTTCTGCGTTATACTTTTTTCTTCGTTCCTAAGAAGGAATCTTGCTTCTGGAAATTCTTCTGTATCCTCTGCGATCAAAAGATGCTGTAAGTTATATGGCAATTCAATAAATTCTCTTTTGCTTTCCAACTTGCGAAACATATTTTCTTTGAACTGCTCATCTTTTTTGGATGATATAGAATCTAAAATGATTTTAACGGCTTTTTGCGCGTTTCTCATATCGCCATCGCAAACAAATCGAATGAGGCGTCGTTCATTATCATTCATCTAAGAAATCCTCCAGTTCAATCTTCCCCTCTGCCGCCGCAACCGCCAGAGCGTAAACAAACTGTCCAATCGTCATTCCGTGCCGTCTGGCTTCACGGTTGATGTACTTGCGTTCTTCCTCGCTCATAAGGATGGTAATGCGCTTGGAACGCTTTCCATCACCGCTTGCAACGCCCTGATGCGATTCCGGCATCGGGATTTTTTTCTTTGTCAAGCCAGCTTCAGCTAGTGCGCCGGGCACATCGCCTTGTTCGATAAGACGTTGAACTTCCTTTGCCTGTTTCAGCTTCTTTGGCTTGCTTTCGCTTACTACGGCATTGTTTGGCTGCGTTTCGCTGTCTTTGGCTTGCTTCGGCTTAATACTGCTTGACTGTGCTTCATTAGGCTGTGCATGGCTGTCTGTGGCTTCATTGGGCTTAATCGGTGCTTGTTCGGCTTCGTTCGGCTTTGTTTGGCTTACTTCTTCTTCCTTTGGCTCACTTCGGCTTAATGGCTGTTCCGAAAAAACAGGCTGGAAATCAAACCCGCCAAGCAAGCCTGTGGATTTTTTGCTGGTTGACTTCATTCTTCTGTTCCTTCCTTACAATACTTTTCATCAACAAACTGACCTTCCTCATCTATAAAAAATTCATTTTCCTCCCATCTTGCATCACAATTTTCATAATCTTCGCAAGATGCGACAGAACAGCCGATTCCTCCGCATTCTGTTTTCTTAAATTTTGTTGAAATCTTACCGTTTTTCCTTATTTTGTAATCTAAAGAATACTGGCACAAAACACTTACCACAATGTCTTTTCCACACAACGGACATGACTTTATAATTTTACTCATTTTCTTTCCCTCCACAATCATCTTTGCTAAAGCCTTGAAAGCAAGCCTGTGGATTTTTTCCTGGTTGATTTCATTCCTCTTCCTCCCAATCTTCATCAAGGTCAGGAACGGTCGGCAACGGCATCCAGTGAGTTATATTATGTGGCTTTCCACTTTTGTCTCGCCATTCCTTAAAATCTTCTTCATAGCCTACAATTTCTACATCGTATTCGTCTTTGCTAAACCCGATAACGTATGGGTTTAGTTCATCTGGCATTTTATCTTCTGATTTTGCCCATTGATTATTTGCAAGTTCTTTCTGCCACTTTTTGCAATACTTTTCCGCTAGATACCATTGAGAGTGAAACGCCATTTCTTTCTCTTTATCGGAAAGGTCATTAAACGAAAATCCAAAATTGATAACGTAGACTTGCTCCGTGTCATCAGAACAAGTTGCATTCAAAAGATGCGGACAAAAATCACTCATTTTTTTCTCCTTCTGCAATCATCTTCGCCAACGCCTTGAAATCCTCTGCGCTGGTACTCTTTGCCGTGTCGCCACTGAACAGGCTGTGCCGCTCTGCCTGCGCTTTACGAACGCCCATAGACGGTCTAATCTTCACGTCCAACAGCGTTGTCCCCATGCTCTGTGCAATCACAGGAAGCTGCTCCACAACCTCTTTGGACAGGTTCTCACGGCTCTTGTACTGGTTCAGAAGCAAACCTTCAATCTTCAAAGTTGGGTTGAAGTATCTGCGAACATCGCCGATGGTCTGCGAAAGCTGGCTCAAACCAGCCAGTGCGTAACGGTCTGCTGTGATGGGCACGATAATGCTGTTGGCGGCGATCAGGGCGTTCACAAGCGCAAGACCAAGCTGCGGGGGAGTGTCCAGCACAATGTAATCGTACCGCCCAGACACGCTTTCAAGTGCTTCTCGCAGCCGGAAGTTCTTGCCCATGTCTCGCACAAGCTGCTCGTCAATATCCTTCAATGCGCTGTCGGACGGAAGAATGTCACCAGCTTCACAATGCTGGATTCCTTCTTCGACCGTACCTTGCCGGGTCATCACATCAAACAGGGTGCATACATCCTCTGTCTGTGCGCCGTAAGTGTCCGTTGCGTTGCACTGGGCATCGCAGTCCACCAGCAGGACTTTCTTGCTGAGCGACTGTAACGCACCAGCCAGACAGGTGCTTGTTGTGGTCTTTCCTGTGCCGCCCTTCTGGTTGGCGACCGCTATAATTTTTGCCATTTTATCACTCTTTCTTTATTCTTCGGGTTCATCAGGAAGTGGCATCCAATGGGTTACATCTCTTAGAACTTCGTTGTCCTTCCATACATCAACAGAATCCCTTTCCCACCACAAAGAACCATATCTTCCTCTTGCCAAATGCCCAACGTCAATATGCTTTTCCGTGAAAACAATTACATTTTCCCTGTAATTTGGCAACTCATCTTTCACACTAATCCATCCCATTCTTTCTCCTTTCTGCATCATCTGCTCATTCTGGCTACTCTTGCAAGGCTTCAATGGAATAGAACGCTGGCATATACCTATCTACGATACCTGCCTTATCCACGCTTCTAATCAGATACCCAACAGGCCTGTCTGGGAACGGAGACCTATCCAAAGACAAAATGTCCTTATACGCAGCCTTCACCGTGTCGTAGACCGCTTCTCTGCGTCTCGGCAGCTTGATTTCTGGATGCTCTTTCTTCATCCACTTCTCAACCACCTTCGCCACGTCAATGCAGTCCTGCTTTTCCAGTTCGTCACACACAGACCAGTCGAAATCCTCATATCCGCTTTTGCGGGGCTTCCTCACGGCTTTTTGAGGTTCGGCCAGCACTTCACTTGCCTTCGCTTCAATCAGCTTCTCAAACGCTTTAATTTTGGGCTTAAACTTGACTGCCACAGCCTTTCGTGCCACAAGGACTGGTTCGTAGGTCACAACAATGTCAGACACGGCATTGATCTCATCTACCGCAACGTCAAGCACTCGTTTGCGAAGGTTCTTATAAACATCGTAGCTGGCTTCCATCGCGCCGAGCTGCTCTCTCAACTTCTTCAGACTGATTTCATGCGGCTTGTTGTCCATATTCAACCAGTCTCGAAGAATTGAATAGAGCAAAATGCTGTACTGTGACTTCATTCGTGAAGTGTAACGCAGTCGATACCGAACATATCCGCTTTCAGCAATATCAAAAAAGATGGAGCGAAGGTCTGGGTTGCAGGTGATTGCCACGACGTAAGACCTTGTTTCTGGTACATAGTCCAGTTTTGCCCTTGTAAACAAGACAAAGCTTTCAAATGTTCCTTTCTCCTTGTCAATTGGAATCGACACCGTATTGCCAAGAAAGTGCTTGATCTGCGGCTCAATCCTTCGAGCGTCAAGGCTTTTCAGCCCAAGCAGTTCTCTGTATTCAGCAAGAGTAAACTCTACACGACTGCTACTTGGGTCTCTTGGGTTAATTCTTGATAGGTAAACCTCTAGCAGACGAAGTTCTCCTGCTGTGTAGTCCCTGAACTTTGCCCACACAAGGGACTTGCTCTTTTCGACAAGGTTGTTGTCTGATATTTTCGGCATCTGCTCACTTCCTTTAATGGTCTGAAAACAGTATATCACAAGTTGGGGGACGTGTCAATAATTTTTGTCCCCCATGGCTTGTCTTTTTGTCCCCCATGTCCTCGTCATTTTGTCCCCCGTGACTTGTCAAAACGTCCCCCATGCTTTGTCATTTCGTCCCCCGTATACATATTATATATTAAACAAGAAATAAACAAGAGGTTAAATATCATCGTTAAATAGTCGATGACGATAATTTTCAACAATTTCTTTATTTTTCCATTCCAGTTTGTGGATAACTCAAGCCGTCACTTGCTGAATAAGACTGTACCGGTGGTGAAGCGACCTTCCATTAGCCATGCCAAACGTGGACGGATTGTGGATAGGTGTACAAAAAGTGGATGGAAAGGTATACCTAATCTGCACGATGGGGGACGGATTGACGAGTTACTCAATCGCAAACAACAAATTAACGTAAATCCGTTATTTATTCCGCGCAAACATTGTCGATTTGCAGCCTATGGGGGACGGAATGACAAGATAAAGGTATACCTAATCTGCATGAAACGTGTACAAAAAGTGGATGAACGTGTACAAGATGTTCATCATAAACAACGATAATTCGACAATCAGCCAGTTATATTATTTGGATTCACGGTATAGGAATCGTTAGACTTCATAGCAGCTTCCGTTCCAGCATCCTGCGCCTGATATAGAATCTCCATCTTTGGGGCGGTTCCGTTCGGGTCTGGGTCTGTTTTAGTGGCCTGCGCCATCTCATAGCTACCAGACACCATCCGGCAGACAGCGACCCTGTCTTTCAAGGGCGTGTGGAGGTTTGCCAGAATCTCCGTCAGTACGCCGATGTGGTCTGAACCGTGATCTCCGTACCGAATGTATAACAGGGCATCTATTTCGTAGGAGGAACACTCCATCATAGCATCTATGAGAACCTTCCGTTTCTCCAAATCGGAAAGGCCATCTTCCAGATGCTCCAGCAGCCCTGGGTGAATGCAAGCGTCCATGTATCGAGCCACCGATACGCCGCAACAGGTGAACCAGCGCATAGCCATCGGAAGGGAAATGGCTGCCAGACCTTGCTCCCAATTGGCGACCGTGCCACGATTTACGCCCATCCGTGCCGCCAATTTCTGCTGGCTCAAACCGGAACGCATTCGAGCTATCTCTAATGCTTTGGCTGTTCTTACTAAATATTCATCCATAAATTCTCACCCTTTCAACAAAATCCGGCAAACCTGCCGGGTTCGACAAGCCAAAAAATGGAAAAAGCTGCTATGGAGAACCAACAGCAGCCTATGTTATAACTGTATTGTCAAAAAATTCCAAAGAGGAGTGGAACAAAAATGAAAGAAACTGTAATCTGGAACCATGAACGTATGCCGATCATCGACGGAATGCCTGCAAGCGTTCCCGATGGGCAGCCGCACACACCTGAACCGTGGGAGGAAAGCGAATGAAACGAACCGTAGATGCTCTGATTATTCCATACGCTCGCAAACGGACGTTAGAGCTTGTCCTAAGCCTTTCTGGGTACGAAGCTGATAAAGATGTTTACCTCGAAGCAAAAGGCATCCTGGAACGCGCCGTAGCCGCATTAGACGATGGACGAGACCCGGCAGATAGCATCGAACGCATTGACGGACAGCTCGTAGAGCTGTGATTGGAGGAAAGATGGATAGGCGTTGTCCCTTTTGACTTGAACACTCGCGGCTTCCCTGACGTGAAGTAATGGATGTGAAGAAAACATTCGATTTTTACGAAGTTGTTGAAATGATATTGACTGTACAACAGAAAGGTGTATAATCGTATCAAATGAACATCCGTACTTACAGATCGGGAGGATATGCCACAATGAGTGAACAAGAAAGAACCAAGATTGACAGATTTATTGCATGGCTGCTGGAACATCCTGAAAAGATTCCGGCAGCTAAAGAAATAATAACTAACGCATGACAAAACCCCTTGCGCATAAGGCTACCAAAAGCCCGGCGCAAGGGGTTTTATTTGTACCGGGTCAATCTTCACAGACCTTCATCAGTTTTAAGAACCGGCTAGAATCGGAATTTACAGTTTCGCTTCCGTGATGCCCATCTTCATACGTCACATAAAACGTGACGGTGGTTTTAGATTTTGCGGATGCTGCACCGTAAACAGCACCGGGCAATCCGGCAATTGAACCACCAACAGCGGAACGGAGTGCGGCGCTTCCGGCCTTCTTGCTTTCACCAGAGCCTACAATCTTTGCGGACACAGGTGTTTCGTACATTTTTGTTTTGAGCTTTTCTCTTTCAAGAAACATATCGTATCCGCGTTTACCTTTTATCAACATCATAGCCCCAATGGCTGCAACGATTAAAAAGGCGGTTGAAGAATACATAAGGAAAATAAATGAAGCAACCAAGAAAAGCGCACCGAAGGCAAATGAAAACCTATCACCCATGTGAGAACTTTTGTCGTTCAGCAGTTCTTCTTTGCTAAATTTCTTTTTGCCCACGCCGTCACCTCACATAGTTCTGATGAGCTTCATTAAAGCTTCACGCTTTTCTTTCGGCATCTCTACTAGCTTCTGCTCAATCCATTTAATATCCGCGTCAACTTCGCTTTGCGGCTGCTGGCGCGGATTTTCTTTTTGCTCGCCAGAAACCAATGTATCCACGCTTGTTCCGAAATAAGAAGCTATCTTTTCAAGCGTCTCATATTTCAGGGTCTGCTTTCTACCGTTTTTCAAATCGGTCAAAGACCCACGGCTTGCGCCCGATTCCTTGCACATGGTGGTCACGTTTACTCCACGCTGCTTGCAGAGTTTTTCAATATTTTCGTACAAGTTTGCCATAATTCCAGTCCTCGCATTGTAAGGTTTGCTGAAATTACGCGAACGCTTAAAAAAGCCTTGCATTTTACGCGAAAGCGTATTATACTAAGACCGTACCGCGAAGGCGTAATGAATGATTTCTAGCAACTTCATTATATTACACTTATGCGTAAAAATCAATAGCCGGAGGTGAAATAATGGCTGAAAAAAAACCTCTGTGTGACTTTGGCAAACAAATCGAGATTGCTCTTATCCAAAAAGACAAGACTAACGACTGGTTGATTGAAAAAGTCAAGGAGGATACCGGACGGTATTTTGATCGTTCTTACCTTTTCAAGGTTAAGACAGGGAAGCTGGAAACGCCCGGCATCAAGAAAAGCATCTGCCGGATTTTGAATATTCAGGATTCGGGAGTGTAAGAAGGGAGAGAAAAAATGGCAAACATTCAAGTTTTTGAATATCAGAACAGCAAAGTTCGCACGGTTGATATGGACGGCGAAGCATGGTTCGTTCTAAAAGACGTGTGCGCTGTGCTTGGTATTAGCAATAACCGCATGGCTGCTGACCGATTAGATGATGACGAAAAGGGTGTCAGCCTGATTGACACCCTTGGCGGCAAACAAGAAATGGTAATCGTCAACGAAAGCGGTCTGTACCATGTCATTCTTCGTAGCGATAAGCCGGAAGCGGCTCCGTTCCGCAGATGGGTAACGAACGATGTACTTCCTGCAATCCGTAAGACTGGAAGCTACAACGCACCGCAGCTTACCCGGTCGCAGCTCCTCGCAACTGCACTGATCGCAGCGCATGAGGAACTGGAGGAGAAAGACAAGCGAATTGCAGAGCTGACACCGGATGCTGAGTTCGCTCGTGCTGTGTGCATTGCGGACAACTGCCGGACGGCCACCAGCATTGCAAAGGACTACGGTCTGACTGCTGAAAAGCTGAACAAGCTGCTTTACAGCCAGCGAGTCCAGTACAAAGACAGCGACGGTCAGTGGGTGCTGTACAAACCCTATCAGGGCAAGGGCTACACTAAGAACCGCAAAGGTAAGGCTATTCAGCGCTCCAACGGCAAGACTTATATCCCGAACACGACAGTTTGGACGGTCGAGGGTGAAAAGCTCATCCATGAGCAGCTCAAGAAGCTGGGCATCACGCCGAGAATCGAGACCAGGGCTGTTGCAGAACAGCAAGACTTCGGAGGATGGGAGGACTGAACATGGAGCAGATTATCACCTTGAAAGTAGACCTTGAATACCCGGAAGAAGCGCACCACGCCATTGACGAGGCGGTCAAGGTCTATGAAGCGGACAAGCTGAAGTGGACAGAAGGAGAACTCATCGAAGCAAAGCTTATGGCAATGCGTATTATGAACCGACTGTGTTTGGATGGGTATAGCATCGAATGGTGCAGAGTCACGGAAGCGTATGACTACAAGGCAGTTTCTGTTTGGCTTAGTAAACCGGATAATGAAAGCTTTAAGAGAAATGCAACGTGCTGCATCCCTTCTGCTTCTTTTGATATTTGGGTTGCCAAATGTGTCTGCCTGTGTCGGACTACCGGCAGGGATGTGCCTGCGTTCATCACCAAAAAGGCTGGTGAGTGCTGGTGATGGAATTTCGCAAAGCGCAAAGCCACAAGCGCAGACTGAAGCTGGCAATGGCTGCTGGCGTGTCAAGAAACGATGCCAACAAGGTGCTGTGGATGGAGAAATCCATCAACCAGTGCTTTGAACGTCACAATCGGGAATCCAGACTGAAAGAGGAGATGCAGCGTGGAAGAAAAGTACTGTGAGCGTTGCGGCCTGTATCTTGGCGTTGTCAGACCGACAAAAAAGTACTGTTCAGAATGCAAGCGCAAGGTTGACAAAGAGCGTGACAGGAAGCGCAAGAAGGCAGCGCACAAACCGGAAAAGACGTTTCCGTCCATCGGAGAAGTACAAGCCCTTGCGGACAAACTTGGCAAGCATTACGGCGAGGTATCGCAGATGCTTGCAACAGGGGAGTTGACCTATGAACGGTAGATACTACGGAAAGCGGGAAATCCGTTGGCACAGTCGGGAGAAAGACCGGCTGGAACATATCCAACGCAAGCGGAGGATGGCAAACGATGAAGAAAGCGATAAGCAACTTCAACAAAAGCAGTCCGTGGCAGAAGCGCTGGAAAGAGCGTGAACCTTTAAGACTGGAACATATCGAGAAAGAAAGAGTGAACAAAAATGAAAAAAATCAAAGTAAGAATCACATTCATCGAAGCAGTTCTCGGCACTTGGCCTAGCAACCAGAACATCGCGCGAGAGTTCATCGCCAGCAAGTCCCCTGATGCAAGCACTATCGAGGACGAAGTTGCCGCTTTGGGCGCTGATGCTGTGGCAGATAAGGGCATGACCGTGTTCCCTCGCAACGAGAACGGAGAGCCCATCCTGTATGACTACCAGATCAAGGGCTTCTTCAAGGATTCTTGCGGTATGCTGGGGCGTATCGGCGGAAAGACCGAGACTGGCAAAAAGAAAGCTTTCAACGAATCCGGCAAGCTGACGGCCTACAAGAAGGTCATTGATGGTCTGATTTTCGTCCATCCCCGCATGATTCCCATTCATGTGAATGGTGAGCTTACCGAGTGCCAGCGCCCGCTTCGCGCACAGACCGCGCAGGGCGAGCGGGTGAGCCTCGCCAACAGTGAGCAGATTCCAGCTGGTTCGACCTGCGAGTTTGAAATCATTCTTCTGGACGATTCTCACGAGAAGGTCGTGCTTGAGTGGCTGGACTACGGTGCTCTGCGTGGCATCGGCCAGTGGAGAAACAGCGGCAAAGGCCGCTATACCTACGAAATCCTCAATTAACCGCTATGGCAGGTTGGGGCTATGCTGCGCTCGGCGTGGCACGGCAACGGCATAGTGACGATTGGCTCAGAAATGCTAAGGAAATGCCTAGAGACGAAGCGACTTGAGCGGCAATGGCATAGCATTGAGACGATGGGCGAGGCGCGGCAATGGCATGGCGAAGTAAGGCTCAGACGAGCAATGGAATGGCAAGGAAAAGCTGGGAAAAGCAATGGCTATGGATGCAAGGCGTAGCTTTGATAAGCAACGGCAAGGCGAAGCATCGACGTGAGCAGCGGGGGCGTTGAGAGGCGGTGCATCGCAAAGGCTAAGAGATGCAATGAGTGGAATTGATAAGCAAAGGAAAGGCAGCACAGAACATAGCGAAGGAATTGCAGCGACCAGACGTGCTGGGCAAAGGAATTGCGTAGATAGGTGTTGCAGCGGAAAAGCATGGCATAGACGTGTTCTGCAATGGCGAAAAATAAACGAAAGGGGATAGAAATGAAAGCACTTATAGAAATTATTCTGATGTGGAGCGCTGCTCTTGCAGTAGTGTTGGCAGCATTCCTTTTGAACCTGTGGCTTGTGCACCTCGTTGAATTGCTGGTCGGCGCAAAAAGCACATGGGGAATCATCGTGGCAGCTGTCGTAATGGCAACTGGCTGGATTTTTAGTTTTGGAAGCAAAAAGGAGAACTAATGAAAACTTTGAAAGGAATGGCACTGTCCATCTTTGGCCTGGTCGCTGCGATCGCAGCAGTTGGCTGCGGTGATACGATTCAAAGATGCCAGACCACAGCGCAGATGTTTGGCTGGGTGATCGTATCATGTGGGCTTCTCGCAACGGCTGTTGTCTTATGTGCGCTTGCAGCCAGCGCAGAAGAGGACGAACGCAGCGAGCAAGAATGCCGCAAAATCAAGCGTGTAGCCCATCACACCAGCGAGTGGAGGGATGCACGATGAAATGCCCGATGTGCGGTAGCGACAACATTACAACGATTGACAGCCGGTCAGACCATGACAGCATCGTTCGCAGAAAAAAGTGCCTTGTCTGTAACCACCGGTGGTCTACCATCGAAATTGACAAAGACCAGTGGTACAGTGCACTGCAAATCAAAGAGGAACGTAAGAGAGGGAGACCAAAAGATGATTAACCTTGACAGGTTCGGCGGAATAAACGAGCCGGAGGACGGCGTGTACTTTATGACCAACGAACAGATGGCAAAAACTAAAGAAGCTGACCGTATGGCTGAAATCGAGGACTTGAAGTCTGAAATTGAGGACAGGGAAACGGAGCTGAAAGACCTCCGCGCACAGTTGGAAGAACTGATGGCTGGTTGATTTTGTACAGCCGTATTAAGCCAAAGTAAGAATAATGAAGCCTAATGAAGCCGAAGAAAGGAAAGAAAATGGGCAAATACAAGAAAGAAATTAAGCACTGCGAAAAGTGCAATAAGCCGTTTTCAGTGTTTCCGAACAGCACCGAAACTCTTTGCGCAAACTGCAAAAGGAACAACTTAGAAGAAACGCTCCGCAGAAACGGTCATGCACCGCAGCATACGCTTGTTAGGAGTTTTCGTGACAGCCTTAATGAAGCGTTTGCTGTCGAAGATGGCGCAAGAAGGGCTTCGTGGGACGAGAACACAAGCATTGAGAAAACTTGCCGTGACTGCGGAAAAGCATTCGAGATTTCTCGTGCAGAGCGCATTTTCTTTGAATCGCATAACATGGCATTGCCTAAGCGTTGCCCGGCTTGCCGTAAAGTGAGGAAAGAAGCGAGGAAGGAGAACAACTGATGGATAACAGCAAAATCCATGAAGCTCTGATGGCTGTTCAGTCAGAGTTGAAAGCCCCGAAGGGACAGATGAACAAGTTCGGCGGTTACAAGTACCGTTCGTGTGAGGACATCCTTGAAGCGGTAAAGCCAATCTTGAAAGCGCATAGCCTTGTGCTGCGGCTTTCTGACAAGCCTGTTATCGTTGACAGCTGGCACTATATCGAAGCCACTGCAACTGTTGAATCGCAGGATGGAGCCACCTATACGGTGACTGCATACGCTCGTGAGCCTGAATTTAAGAAGGGCATGGACGATTCGCAGATTACCGGCACTGCAAGCAGCTACGCTAGAAAGTACGCTCTGAACGGTCTGTTCTGCATTGACGATACGAAGGATGCTGACACGGACGAGTACCAGAAGCAGACCACAAGCAGAGCGAACAAGCCTGCGCAGAAGCAAACGGAAGCGGAAACCATTCCCCCATGCGCTTGCTGCGGAAAGCAGTTACAGCCTATTCAGTACAACAACCGCACCGTCACTCCGCTGGAAACTGCAAGAAGCACGAAGAAACGCTTTGGGCGCGTCCTGTGTTGGGACTGTGCTCAGAAACAGCCGAAGGAGGGCTAAATAATGCTCAACTCTATCGCAATTCAGGGGCGTCTGGTTCACACGCCCGAAGCTAAGGTCACGAAATCCGGCAAGGATGTTTGTACGTTCAGCATTGCTTGTGACCGTCAGAGTGGCGGTCAGAAGGAAACCGACTTCTTCAACTGCACCGCATTTGGTAATACGGCACTGTTCGTTTCCAAGTGGTTTCAGAAGGGCAGCCTGATTCTGGTGACTGGCAGCATCCAGACCCGGAAGTATACCGACAAGCAGGGGAACAACCGCACCGCAACGGAAATCATGGCAAACAAGGTTGACTTCTGCGGTGGCAAATCGGACAGCAAGCCCGCCGATCGGGCGCAGGATGCACCGCAAAACTACTCTCAGGGCAACACGGATGACTTCTCTGTGATTGACGATTCATCGGATTTTCCCTTTTAGGACATAAACAATGACCGCCTACCTTATATAAGAGCTGCGCTATCTGGCTGGACGGGCGTTTGGAAAGATGAAAGTTTTAATTGCCTGTGAGGAATCGCAGGAAGTCTGCAAAGCATTTCGTGCCCGTGGGCATGAAGCCTACTCGTGCGACCTGATTGAGCCGTCCGGTGGACATCCAGAATGGCACATTCTCGGTGACTGCCTAAAGGCTATTGAGGGGGGGCAGGTCGTGACCATGGACGGAACCGCGCATGATGTGCCACGCTGGGATATGATTATTGCATTTGTTCCATGCACCAAGACGAGCAACGCGGGAGCAAGACACCTGTACAAGGGAGGAAAGCTCAATCTTTCCCGGTATTATGAGGGATTGTGCGGCAAGGCACTTTTTCTTGCCGTGTGGGCGGCAGATTGCGAAAAAGTGGTGATTGAGAATCCTACCCCCAGCAAGATTTTTGATTACCCAAAGCCTACGCAGGCAATCCAGCCCTACGAGTACGGGCATCCATACAGCAAGAAAACGCTACTGTGGGAGCGCGGTGTACCGCCGCTGCACCCGACAAACATCGTAGAACCTACCGCAACATGGTGCCCGTCCGGCTCTTATTCTCATAAACATGGAGAGCAGCATAAAGGGATGTTTACAACTGACCGGGCTAAAAACCGAGCAAAAACTTTCGCTGGCGTGGCGGCTGCCATGTCAGAACAGTGGGGTTGATAGAATGATTACTTGCTGTCTCAACTGCACATCACGCCACCAAGCCTGCCACGACACTTGCGAGAAGTACAAGGCAGAAAAGAAAGACTTCGAGGAACGCAAGGCATTCGTGTATGAGCTGAACCACAGCCAGAGCGTGTACCACCGTGATTATGAGGACAAGCATCGGGAACGTGGCAAGAAGCGGTTTCTCGGAAGTGAATTTAGAGGTGAACGAGGATGAATCAGTGGATCAATGTCAAAGACAAGTTACCAGAGATGACGGAAGAAGTTACCGAAGTGGACGGCGACAGAGAGTGTACGCTTTGGTATGAGAGCAAGCCTGTTCTGGTGTTTGATAAAACCATATATGACGAAAATAGCAGAATGCAAACGGCAGTACTTACAGACGATGGCGATTGGCTGACAACATTTGATGAAAAACGACTTGAAAATGTAACACATTGGATGCCTTTACCTGATGAACCAAAGGGAAACGAATGAACACCGGCAAGCAGTTTGAAGCAGACTTCAAGGCATCCGTACCGTCCGATGCGTGGTGCTACCGCCTAAAAGACAGTGCTGCCACCTACTACGGCGGCAACGAGAGCCTGTCGTTTTCCATCGACAACATCTGCGACTTCCTTGTATACCGATACCCGATGAACCACCTGTTCGAGCTGAAAACTATTGAAACGCCTTCTATCCCTCTGGAAAAGGTGTTCGGCAAGTACGACAAGGCAAAGTGCAAATACCGCAAGGAAAAGCACATCACTGACATGGTGGATGCGATGGGGTACGGCGGTCAGACCGCCCATGTGATAGTGAATTACAGGGCGGTCAACCGCACCTTTGCAATCCCTGCCAGCAAGGTTCTGGCGTTCCGTTACAACGAGAGCCGCAAGAGTATCCCTTGGCAGTGGGCAGAACAAGAGGGGATAGAGATCAAAACAAAAAGGCTGCGTGTCCATTGGCGGTATGACGTGGATGGGCTACTAAAGAGATTGGAGAAAGAAAATGACAATGGTATGCGATAGGTGCGGCGAAGCGTTTCTGCTTTCCAACGATGTGAAATACATGACACCGTTTGATGACGAACTTAACCAATTTGAAAGCAATTCTATTGTAAAGTGCCTTGCTGGCGATGATAAAGGGATTTATTCGATAAGAGATGAAACCGTTGTCCTTTGCCCCTCTTGCATGGCAAAGCTGAACGACTGGCTGAAAGGAGAACAGAAGTGAGTAAGAAAGTTTCAGACATCCTGCCCAAGACGGAAATCTTGGCGCAGTTAGCAGAAGAAGCATCCGAGTTGGCACAGGCTGCGTTGAAGCTGCGCCGTGCGCTGGATGGCACGAACCCGACACCGAAGAGCGTAGAGGAATGTTTAGAAAATATACAAGAAGAAATGGCGGATGTTTTTGTCTGTCTAACCATGTTTGGCAAGTCCGCCGAAAGAGACGGAATCTTGATTTATAACAGGTACATGGAAAAGGTTATCAAAATCGAAGATGAAAAAGAAGCCCGCTGGCTCCATCGCCTTCAGGACAAGGAGCAGTCAGATGAATAAGCGCAGAAATCTCCCATCGTCTGGCAAACAGGCGATGTCAGCCAACCTCCGCAAAATCGCACGGCAGAACCAGTTGTACGGCTTTCGCATGGCTCTGGATGGAATCGCCGCCACATGGGGCGCACTGATTCAGAACCTTCGGTGCGATGCAGACCTGACCGATGAGCAGGTTCAGAAAATCATTCGTATCGGTGACAGGTACTGGGAGATGGTCGGCAAGTTCAAAGAAGAGGACATGACCCCTGACGAATTTGCAGATTACATCACAGCAAAGTCAGAGCAGGTCGAAAAAGAGCTGAGAGAAAGGTGGAGCTGATGGCAATATTTTCGGTAGAAGCTATTTCGGAAATCACTTCAATAAATTCAAAGTATTGCCGTATTAAAAGAGCAACGTTCACTTGTTACTTTTGCAATACTGCAATTTCTGTGTGTGATGCACGCGTTGCAACTGCGATGGCAGATAATGGGGAAATTCCTATTTGTCCGATTTGTGGAAAGAAAACCATATGCAGTCTATATGAGTTTCAATCGCACGAAAATCCAAACATCATAGAGGATGTTAGATGGAGGTAACAATGTTTGAATTTGCAACTCGCTGGCTGGTCTGTCTAGTCCTGCTGGCAGTGGTAGTTCAGCCCGAACGGACAATCAAAAACATGGCAGACAACCTATTTGAAAAACGGCAGGCAATGCTCGTCTGGCTGTTCGTCAACGTGTGTCTTGTCGTTTGTACGGCTGTTGTGATGGGGTGTAGGTAATTCATTATGAAAATTGGATATATTCAGGAGTACGACTTGAAACTCAATCCGCACCTGACGGAGAAGTTTAGATTCCGTGAGGAATCGTTTACTCGTCATATCTCAAGTCGAGGTGACAAGGTTCGTAGTAAGATGTTTTATGGCTCGATTGATTATGATGAAATCAAGACCAATGCAGACATCATGAAGAAGAATCCAAAGATTATTTTGATTCGTGAGCCATTTTTACTTGACGATGAACTTCGTGAAAAGGTCGTTAAGTGGGTTGAATGGGCGAATAAGGCAGACCCTAGTGAGTACAATCCTTTCGCGAAGAAGGGGAATGACTAATGGACAACGAACTTTACTGTCCGATGAAGATGACCAGCAATCCGCTTGGTCGGTGCGTATGCGAGAAAGAAAAGTGTGCTTGGTGGCGGCAGTTGGACGGTTACTGTGCAGTCTGGCAGATTGCATGGAAGCTGGACAACATTGAAAAGAAGATGAAGAGGTGAGGACATGAAAAAGCGGATTTACCTTGTTCTCGAAACGGAAGCAGACGAGGATGACAAGAGCATCCGTAGCGATATTGAGCAAGAACTTGGGATGGCTACACATTATTTTGAAATCGTTTCTTATAGCGAAAATGGTTTTCAGGATAAGTGGAGAAATACAAAAGAAAACCCGCCAACAAAGAATGATTCCGCATACGGAAAAGTCATTGCAATGTATGCAAACTCGACGATTTCACAACCATCTAAGTGGGATTTTGTGGCTGATGCGCCGGACTTATTTCAGTTTTGGATGCCATTTCCTGAACCGCCAAAGGAGGTCTGATACATGGCAACACCCCCGAAGCGTGGTCGTGGCAGACCGCCGCTGACCGAAGCTGAAAAGAAAAAGCGTGAGAAGCGGGCGCAAAAGGCAAAAGAAGAAGCCGCTGCGAAGCGCGAGAAAGAGCGTGAGAAAAAGAAACAACAGATGCTTAACAAGCGGAAATCTATCCGATCACAGGTCAGCAAGAAGGTAAAGGAGCAACAGGAGTTGGCTATCGAGAAATCGAAGATGATGAACACAGGCGATTTGCAGTCAAGAATCGGTGATGAAGAGGACAAGAAGGTCATCGGCATGATTGCAGCTAAGTATTTTGGCGACCTTCCGAGCGTGGACATGAATAACCCGATTGAAGTGCAGCAACGTCTTGATTTCTTCTTTGACGCTTGCATCGAAGCCAGAATCTCCCCTGTGGTCGAATGGATTGCACTGGTGCTGGGTATCGAATGGGTAAGCCTGAAGCAGATTATGGCGGGCAAGCGCCGTGATGATAGCTTGCAGCAGAAATACATCTTGAAGCTGATTCTGCAAATGCAGTCCATGTGGGCATACAACGGTATGTACGGTCAGGAAAATCCAGCAGAGTGGATTTTCAGAGCCAAGAACTACTTTGGTATGCGTGACAACGTGGAAGTCACCGTTGCACCGCCTGAACAGCCGTTGGGCGATGCTCAGAGCGCAGAGCAGCTTGCTCAGAAGTACCAGACGGCTTTGCCAAAAGGGATTGACGTGGAATACAGAGAGGTGGCGGAAAATGAAACAACGGTTGGTTGACTTCTCCGACCCGATTCTTTCAGCGTCGCTGTTTATCTTACTTAAAGACCGTGCTACCGGCAAAAACATCATCTGGGCAACAGAGCCACCGCCTGAACTGGGCGCAGGATTTGCGGATGAAATAACGTTAGAACAAATCAAGAAGTGCCCACCAGTGCCACGAGTTCTCAAGCGTCTGGATGAGCAGAAGCAAAGAACCAAAGCAAAAGCAGAGGTTTTCACTCCTTCTTGGGTCTGCGAAAAGATGATAGACATGGGCGAAGAAAACGGTGCGATGCCCGATATGAAGAAAGAGCCTATCAAGTACATCCATTCAACAGTCCTTGAAATCACCTGCGGAGAAGCACCATTCCTTGTGAACCGATACGACACGGTAACAGGCAAAAAGATTTCAGTACCAAAACGGAAAGGACTATTTGACCGCAAACTGAAATGTGTAAACAACTGGTTTGATTGGAATGTCTGGACATGGCACGATGTGTCAGAGGACGCAGCGACGACTACATACGGCTATGAGTGGCAGGGTGACAGCCTGTTGCTTGCAAGAGCAAATATGCTCCTGACATGGCGAGAGAACTTTAAGTGGCTGTTCGGCATAGAGCCTGACGCTGGGAAGGTTCGCAACATGGCTGCTATCATCTCATGGAACGTCTGGCAGATGGATGGCCTGAAAAAGACCGTGCCCGGCACGGATATTCCGTGCAAAATTAAAGACTGGAAAACTGACAAGGAAATCCTGTTTAAGGATGTCGGAGAGGGAGAATAAAAAATGAAGTCGGTTCTGTTGAGCATCAATCCGAGTTGGTGCAATCTTATTTTTCTTGGTATAAAAACTCTTGAAATACGGAAAACAAAGCCGAATATGGGCGATGAACCTTTCAAATGTTATGTTTATTGCACGAAAACAAAAAATGGATGGTTCAAAGAGTGCGATGGGTACTTGGAACAACTGGACGGAAAAGTTATAGGGGAGTTCACTTGCAATCATCTGTACGAAATAACGCCAGAATCGGATTGCTTGCCAGAAGGATTTGAAGAGATGTCCGGTCTTAGGAAAAAAGAAATTTTGGATTATGTCGGAAAGAAAGGCTGGGCATGGAGCATTTCCAATGTGAAATTGTATGAACATCCAAAATTTTTGTTTGAGTTTACTCATTATTGCATTCTCATGGGGAATAGAGGAGTTTGCAATTTTAATAAAGTAAAATGCAGTTATCAAGTAGAAGAATGGGGCGAAACGAATAGACGTTTTTGTAATAAGTGCTTAAAGCACCCGCCCCAAAGCTGGTGTTATGTGGAAGGGTGATAATATGCAAACTGACAGAGGAATCTACCACAAGCGAATGTGTGACCGCTGCGGAGCGGTTCTATGCAGCAGGATGATGAACCCTGACGAATACTTCAAGGATTGGGCGTGGCGCAGGGACACAGGCGACCTGTGCCCTGAGTGCTATGCGGAGTATAAGCGAGTGATCGGACGGTTCAACAGAGGAAAGAGAGGGCAAAGAAGATGAAAAAAGTTTGCGTCTATAAATGCAAGCAATGCGATGCCATCTTAGATTCTGATGGATTTTTAATTTTGCCGGAGAACATTCTCGATGGATTTTTTGAATCAAAAGAAAAAGGATTTGTCTACAGACCGCCTATTAACGCATATAGAGCAGGGGACATAGTTATCCACAGATGCGACCCTGTAACGATTGGTGTATGCGAGTTAATTGGTTGGAGGAAAATCGGATGAATTTCTACTGCACCGCCGAACATTGCTCTTGCATGGGCATCAAGCAGTTCTCCGCTGGCAAGGCTATCCGATGCACGGCAGAACCCTGTGAGAACAAATCCGAGCCATCCTGTGGCTCTTGCAAATGGTACGCAGAGCCGGAGTGTGTATGCGTGAACGACCAGTCAGAACACGTTGCAGACTTCGTGTGGGACGAACGTGGATGCAAGGAATGGGAGAAAAGAGAAAATGACAACTAAAGATACGCTCACCATATTTGTTCTTGGGTCAATTATAACATTATTCGTTGGAGCCTTTATTACGGTTCTTGAAATGTTTCTTTGGGATATGACCGATAGCATTTCACTTGAATGGTCATGGAAGCATCCAGAACGCTCAACAATTATTCATGCGATAATAATGGCGACTATCAACGCCGTTATCTTTTGCGGTGGATTTTTGGCTGTATGGCTGGCGAAAGGATGAGGAAATGAGCTATGATATTTCGCTGTGCGACCCAGTAACACATGAACCGCTCAAAGCGGATAGCACACATTTTATCGCTGGCGGTATGCGCGCTATGGGCGGCACAAAAGAACTTTGGCTCAACGTCACCTATAATTATGGTCACTTCTATTATCGACCGGAAGTATTCGGAGAGAACGGCATCCGCTCCATCTATGGCAAAACAGGCGCAGAGAGCATCCCGATGCTTGAAAAGGCTATTTCTGCACTAGGTGACGATGTGGACGATGGCGACTACTGGAACGCCACAGAGGGCAACGCCAAACGTGCCCTATACGGTTTGCTTGCGTTTGCAAAGATGCGCCCTGACGGCGTGTGGGATGGAGATTGAAAGGAGAGAACATGGAAGTCAGACCGATTGATGCTAATGAACTACGTCAAAACATCGAGGCGTGGATTCAGGAGTATAACGATGGAACAATAGGTGGCTTGTCGTTAGACGATGTGCTTGATTACATCGACACCGCGCCGACAATTGAGGTGAAAGGCAATGGCTAACTATCCAGAATACCTTGAACGAAACGAACTTATTGAAAGAATCGAGAAAGCATATTGCGATGGTTGCGAGAACTACAATGGAGTTAGATGCAGTGCTTGCGGTATTGGCGATGCCATTGAAGTTGTGGAAGATGCCCCGACAGCCTTAGAGCGTACCGCTGAATGGATTGTGCAAGACGAAGGTAGGACGATGTTCATGTGCAGTAATTGCCATGCGAGAAACAACCGAGACCGCTACAACTACTGCCCGAATTGTGGTTCTTTGATGGAGAACAGGTTATGAGTAACACACTTTGGCATCCAGCAAGCGAACCGCCACGAGAGCGGACACAACCTTTGTTGCTTGCAACCAAGACAACGTGGCGTGATAAAGATGGAAAAATGTTGCAATGAATCTCGCCGACAGCGTACTTTCTCGGCTGTTACGCAGGCGGTCAGTTCTGGGATGAGATAGGCGAGAGACTGCCGAAAGATGTGATGGTGACGCATTGGATGGCGTTTCCGATGATATGAGGTGATGGATATGGACAAGTATGCATGGCATTCCGTGCGGGATGAGTTGCCGCCAGACGGTTCTCCGTTATTGATTTTGGTCACAGAGCGGCAGTATAGAGACGATTACGAAGAAGTTCTCCCGGGATGGAAAACAACCGATATCCGTTTTGGCTATTATGACCCAACATATCAAACAAGCCCATGGAGAGATGACTGCGACGACCCGATTTATGAGGACAAAGATTTCAAAATCACGCATTGGATGTTTGCACCCAATATGCCGGAGGAACAAATATGACGAACAAGAAGTTTGGAATCATCATTATGGACTTGAGCCTTTTCGACTTTGGGCCGAAGCCGCCTTGCGGGTACATCAAGGCAAAACATATCCGCCCGGCTTACGGCAAAGGCGCAAGGCCTGTCAAGGCGCATAAGCGAATTACGAGAACGAGAGAGGGGTTCAGAAAATGACAGAACTCAAGAGATGTCCGTTCTGCGGAGCGGAACCGCCGACTGTAAAAGTGATTCATCCGCTTAACGTTGACATGGCTAGTTGGGTAGTCTGCGGAAAATGCGGGGTGAGCACTTCTGCAACATTTGGCAAGGAAAAAGCTGCCGAAGCATGGAACAAACGCTACAAAGAGGACTGAGTATGGACAAAAAACGAGACAGCTTTACATTCCAACGATACTACTTTGAAGCCATCTCAACACTGAAAAGTAAAGAGAAGCTGGAACTCTACGATGCAATCTGTGCATACGTTTTTGAAGAAAAAGACGCAACTTTGAACTCAAAAAAAGCAGAATCTTGTTTCATTTTGATTAAACATCTGCTCGATGAAGAGTGGAAAAGAAGCGATATTGCGTCAAAAGGATGGTCTACACGAAAGTCAGCTCATCCTCATGTCATAAATGAGATGAAAGTCAGCTCATCTATGAGTTCAAAGTCAGATGACAATGAACCCATTGTATCAACTGACAGTCAAACGAACGTCAAGACCCTGCCGGAGAGCGCAGTCAAGAAGAAACCTGACATCTTCTCCGACTTTGCGCATGGCGATAAAGCCCTGTTGGAATCCCTGCGAGAGTTCGCACAGATGCGTACAAGAATCAAAAAGCCTATGACAGACCGGGCAAAACAGATGCTCTGCAACAAGCTGGAAAAGTTTGATCGGCATGACTGGAAATCCATTCTCGACCAGAGCATCTATGCTGGATGGCAGGACATTTACGCATTGAAACAGGATGACCAGTACGAGCAAAGTACGGAGATGGAGTTTCCTAGACTATGACAATGGACGTTCAAACGGTATTTATCGGTGCGCTGATGCTCTGCAAGCCGGGCGTTGCGGATGAAATCATACCAGACCTTGAACTTGACTTGTTCAGACCTGAGCTGAGAGACGCTTTTGCGGCTGTTCAGGGCTATTGGACGGCTAGGGGTAAGATAGATATAGTCGAGATAAACACGCAGCATCCAGACGTAGCGCAGACGCTCTTGGCGTGTGTACAAACCTGTGAATCAGAGTGTGTACGAATTGACAGGGAACAGATGCAGCGTTGGGCACAGCTTATCAGAGAACAAGCTGCACTCACTCGTGTGCAAGGTCTGGCATTTCAGATGACCAGCGAGCTTACCGACTATTCTGATCTATCAGACATTTACCAGCAGATGGGCGAAGCAATGAGCCTGAAAGCTGAGGAAGAAGATGCGTGGACATACGAGGACGTGCTGAACGACTATGTGCTTCACATGGACGAGAAGCCTGTGTATATCAAGACGGGCCTAGAGCGTCTGGATGAAGCGCTGCACATTTCTCCGGGTGATTTCATCATCATCGGCGGTAGACCATCTGCGGGAAAGACAGCCCTGTCCCTGCAAATAGCAGCAAGCATGGCAAAGCAGAACTACACCGTGTACTATTTCAGCTTGGAAACCAGCAAACGCAAGCTGGGCGCACGTCTGATGGCTAATCAAATATACTGCCCTCTGGACACGGTGAAAAACAAGGCGGTCAGCTTAAATGAGATTGACGGACAGGCAAAGAATATGAAGATGCCTTTATATATCCGCTCCGCTGCCGGGAAGAACGTGGCGTGGATGAAGGCTCAGGCTCTCCGTAAAAAGGCTCAAGTCATCTTCGTAGACTATCTTCAACTCATCCACGAAACAGGCGCAAAGGACAGATATGCCGCCATTACAGCTATATCCATTGCCTTACACGAGCTGGCGCAGACCACAGGCATTGTCGTGGTGGCTCTGGCGCAGCTTAATCGAAACCCATCCAAGCCCGGAGCAACGCCTACTAACTCCGATTTGCGAGAGAGCGGACAGATTGAACAGGACGCTGATGCAATCATCCTTCTGTCCGGTGATAACCCCGACAAGTACCTGTTCCGGCTAAGCAAGAACAAGGAAGGCGAGATAGGCGACCTTCCCATCACGTTTAACAAGCAGATTCAACGGTTCCAAGAGTACACTTGGATGGATTGAGTACATGGGCTGTCAGCAATGACGGCCTTTTGCTTTTGCCAACTCCACGAGAAAGCCTGTTTTAAGGCGTTCTGGATGCTAGATGATAACTTTATCGACTTCATCACGAAAACGCACCACAGACGCTCGTAGGCGGCTTTCCGTTGATGCTGATGGTATATCTAGGGCTAGACCGTGCAACAAGACCGATGCATAAGCGTGGAGAACGGCTTTTTGAGTTTGGACGTGAAAGTTATCGGGTCAATCGTAAAAACGCGGCAGACAGGCTCTTACACGCCTTTCCCGCGATGATAGCAGCCAGATGGTTGGATACCAACGACTATTTGTCCAATCACAGGGCAAAGTGAGACGGAAGCAAGATGTGTGAGACGAAAAAAACGCTTCGACTATCACTTTCGGAAATGGCTTTCAAATTTTTGTCCCCTTTCCCCCTTGTTTCCTCTTTCCCCCTTTTGTCCCCCTCTTTCCCCTACAACCCCTATTACCCCCTATAATCCCCCTAATATCTTCCGTGCTCCCCCTTTCCCTCCCTGTGTGCTTAGCGCGTCCGCGGGCGTTATATGCGCGAGCGCGCGTTGACGGAGCCGGGTGTGCTACGATAGTTCAAAAGTGAATAAATAACAGTTATGCGAAATTGCAAACTGGCTCCTTCCCCCATACAACCCTCTATCTCCAAAAGCTATACCGTTAGCCAGCAGAGCAAACCGTAGGCGAGAACTGGCGTGAGGTTCGGACTGGTGGATGGTCTACGACTATTTCGCATGGAGAATTGACTTCAATCTGCAGTTGGCTTGATATGTAGAAATGTTGCATTTACTATTCCTAGCAGAACGCTATGGATTGATTAAAATACCATAGCGCATTACCGGGAATTAAATTGAGCAAAAACAGACCGAATTGGATGGTACGAGTTATTATACGAAATAATCTGTGATTATCGGGAGCAACTATATCTGTATACTATAATAAGTACGATTATTATGCGAAATAGATATAACTAGCGGAAGAATAAATTATGCGAAATTGGAACGAGAGGTGATTTTGGGAGTGGTCGGATGACTTAGCGACTATCGCACCTCTCTTTCTCTAAAAGGCGAACGACTATTTCACACAAAAAATACACGACTATTTGACGATAATTCGCAAGAAAACGCTACGACTATTACTGTACGACTATCAGCGGACTGCTCGTTACTATACGATATATAGGACTTTCAAAAGCTAGTTGTCTGATGACTTACGACTATTCTGCGACTATTTTATTGGAGAAACTACGACTATTGGCAACGACTATTCCAAAAGCTGTTACGACTATTCCAGCCGGAACGCTACGACTATTGCTGACCTCTATTAGCTATCGGGCGAAAGCCCGAAAAGAGGTGCGGCGCAAGCCGCCAATGGTTCCGCACCGCCCGCCGTGCCTCTGCCGATGGATTGCCCCGCCGGGTGGAGGGTGCCAGGCTGATCCTGTACAGGTGGAGACGCTGACCCCCTCAGCAGGTGCGCCGGGTCTGTACTGCTGACAGTGTGTCAGCATTTGCCAGCGATCCGCAGACGGTAGGAGCTGACCCCGCCGGGCTTGCATGGTCTGCAATCTGCTGCGCTGTCTGGCATGGGTCCATAACAGGGACGCACCCTTATATACCTTATTATAATAGGGCGGCTGTGCTGATCTGTGCAGCGTCCGGCATGGCGTTGGTATTTGGTATGTGCTGGAGGCGCTACGGCGTTGTGATACGCTCCAGCGTGTCGCAGGCGGTATTATAGCCGCTTGTGTCGGTCTGGTATCGTTGTCGGTTGAATGGGTGCAATTACAGAAAACGCCCCTGTAAAGATTTGTGCGATGTTTTGTGGCGTGGGCGGTATAAATTGCATTGACGGCAGAAAAGCTGTTGTGAACGCTTGTATTGGGCTGTATTGCAGCAGGGCAAAATAAAAGCCCTGCACCCTAAGCAGATGCAAGGCAAAAGAAAAGCCCGGTCACATCGTGACCGGGCTTTGATAGATTTGCGGTAAGGATTAGTAAGCGTAAATTTTTTCTTTTTTGGGGTTTGCGGCATTCCATGCGGTTACAAGCTGCTCCGAAGTGATGTCATGTCCAGCAATGTGGATGTATGCATCATCCGTCCCGAAAATGTTTACCGTGACAGCAGCGCCGTGGACGATATCCCCCGGCATGTCCATGCACATAATATGCAGGTATAGAGCAAAAAGTTCTTTGTCGCATTCGGTGGTGATTGCTTTTTGAGCGGTCAGATCGCTGTCCGGGGAGCGATTAATAGTCAGATGAACGGATGGAGCAATGGGCTCTTTTGCCCACTGCTCTCCGGTGTCATAGATGTGCTGCCAGTGATCATAAATCTCGTCAAATGCTTCCTTGGACTTATACGGAGCACGGCGATAAATGGTATCTACCAACTCAGGGCAGGCAGTCTTGACTGCATCACGGACGGAAAAAGTACTGTACATCATAAAAAAACCTCACTTTCTGGGGCTTTTGCCCTTTTTCACAGTATATCATATCGCAAGCTCCAAAAACAGGACTTGCAAAAATATTTTTGCCCTTTTGGGCTGGGGCGGGGTTGCTTTACGGTGCAGCCCCGCTAAAGTATCCGGGCGGCGTCACTTCGACGCCTTAAACAGCGCCGAAAAGAACCAGAAGAAGAACAGGATACAAGATAATATCACTTATCGCACCCCCTTATACCACGCTGAACCGCTTGTAACTGGTTTTGCTGCTGCATTCTGCGTAAACATCCGGATGCAGCGTCTTGAGTAACTTGCTATCAAGCCGGACGCTTTGCACGTCCTTATACATCACCTTGCAAGCGCCTGCGACAACCTCCGGCGCTCCTTGCATCATGGCAATAATTTCATCCCGCAGGCTGTCACGCATCTGCTCCGCTTGCTCTGCCAGCCGCTTATATTCGCGGTACTCGTTACACTTTTGTTCTAAGTCTGTCATTTTTTAGCCCTCCTTATTAGCTGTTGAGAAATGCGATCATAACGAGTGCGCCGGAAATCATGCCGCCCACGTACCAGAGGGCAGCCCACTGGGTAAAGTCAAGAGTGATCATACTGTAAAGCCTCCGTTAGTCAAATTCCGGCATCGCCAGAATAATTTTTTTGCAACGCTCAACGCTCAAGCGGTACGGCTTGGAGCGGGTTAGGTTGTCCGCTACAATCTGAGCGTATACCATTAGCGGCAGTTCAAAAAGCCCGGCACACTTGGGATATAGGCGCACGGCCTGATTTCTGATTTCGGCGTTTAGTTCGTCTGATCTGGTCATTTTGTTATACCTCCGTATTTTTGCCGTTGGGGTTAATCCAATCATTTTGGATATTGTACCGCTTGCAGTAGCGATAAAGGTTAATCAGCTGCACAAAGTCGCCAGCGCTTATATATGCCTCGTTGTTCGGCGCATCAAGAGAACAAATAAGGGCCGTTCCGTTGTCCTCCCGCTGCACAAGTTTCAATTTTCTGCCGTTGTTCACCTCAAAAACAAGCTTGTTCATATTTATACCCTCCATTAAAACCAGTAAAGCAAGTACATATCTGTGCCCGGCTTGGTGATCTCTCTAACGCAAGGATACAAGCCGTAACTGTCGATCTGCAAGCCGTATTCTGCAAGCTTTTTATCAAGCTTTACACGCCGTTTTGCAAGCTGAGCCTGTCGGGTTTTGAGCCACTGAGAATTATAATAGCGGCTGTCGTTGTCAAGCTCCCACGCTCTTGCATCTGCAAGCCCCCAACGCTGCACGCTGTCAAGAAGCTTTCTTGCTTTTTCGTATGCCTCAGTGGGCACGCGGTCAGCGGCTTTATCTGCGGCGGTTGTCAGCGCGTCAAGCGTGGCAAGGTCAAACGCGGCGCGGGCTCTGTTGTACCATACACACGCGCGATGGCTGCGGCCTTCGTAATCTCCCGGAATGGGGCGGGCGGTATAATCGACCTCTTTATTGTTCATCATGGTTTTGTCCTCCTGTTTTGTAACGGTATTTGGTAGGCGTTACGCTTTCTTGCGTCTGATTATATTATACGCTTTCTTGCGTAAATGTCAATAGGTATTTACGCTTTTTTGCGTATTTATTTTTTTGGTTTTGGCTTGTCCGCTTTTGCTCAGTTTCGGACACACTCCACGCCCTCCAGCACCCGCCGCCGTTACGATCTACCCGGCGTTTCCATCGTCCGGGCGTGTGTGTCGGCGCGTGGCGTGGTCTGCCCTGGTATTTGCCCCGCCCTGGTTCTGGCACGGCCTGCGCTGCTGGCCTGTGCTGTGCAGTCGTTCCGGGTGCGCTGGGGGCTGGGGTCTCCACCGGCGGGGTATACAGCCGCCGCCCAGCCCCGCCCGGTCAGTCTTTCGACCACAGAAAAAATAAAAAAGGCTCAAAAAAATCACCCCTACCCCCATTGTCAATCTCAAAAATTCCGCGTAAAAATAAAAAGACCCCTACAAAGGGTCTGTGTTCTGTGTTATACTTGCCTTACAAGCCTTGAAAGGGAGGAATCTACAATGGCTAAAAGTAAAATGACAACGTGCAAGCACTGTGGAGCAGAGATTGCCGCAAGTGCAAAGGTCTGCCCTCAGTGTGGCGGTAAGAACAAGCCGCCAATTTACAAGCGCTGGTGGTTCATCGCCATCATTGTTTTGATTGTCTTGTCTGCTATTGGTGGCTCTAGCGATAGCGGCAAGAAGGGCTTTGAAGAAGGCTACAAGGACGCTACGTCTAACAAGGCAAGTGCATCCACTGCCTCTTCCGTCGCATCTGTTGTGCCTGAGATCAGCGAGGACGATTACAAGGCAGAGTGCCAGTCTGTTGATTATAAGGAGCTGTGCCGTTATCCTGAAAAGTATGAAGGGACTAAGATTGTAGTCAAGGTAAAGGTCTCGCAGATTATTGACGCAAACTTCTCCGGCAGCGAGAAAGCGTGGAGAACCTACACGGACAACAGCGGATACGGCTTCTATGCCGATGACGAATATTATATGCTGGATAAGCGTGGTGGCGATGCCGTAAAGATTCTGGAAGATGATATTATCACCGTCTATGGTGAGTTCACCGGGCTTGAAAAAATCACTAGAGCATTGACCAGCACTACCGATGAACTGCCCCGCATCGAAGTCAAGTACGCAGACCTTGTGGATGAATAAGGAGAATATAATGGAAAACAAAACGCCTAAGAGCGATTTGATTCCTTGCGAACACTGCGGTCACATGATTTCTAAAACAGCCAAGACCTGTCCTGAATGTGGCGTCAAAAACAGAAAATATATAAGTGCTGGCAAAGTTGTGCTTATAGTTGTCATGCTTATTATCTTTGCTTACCTTGAATTTATGCTTTCCGCTTCGTTCGTAGCGGGTTAATCTAAACGAAAAAAGCCAGTGGTTAGAGAACATCTAGCCGCTGGCTTTTCTTATTTTCTGTTATACACTTCTACGAATGCTTGCAGAGATCTACAATTTCTGATATAATAGATTCCGAAGGAAAGGGTGCTTGCAGCGCCTTCTTTTGTAACGGATAAGCTATCAGCTAAACTTTGGTAGGTGGGTGCTGATAGCTTATTTTTTTATTTTTCTCTTGACAATTTACGCTAGAAAACGTATACTTGCATTAAAGAAAGAGAGGAACGAAAAAATGGCTGCAACGAATAACAAGGTGAACTCAAGCGAAATTCTTCGTGACATAATGAAGAATCAGCATAAAACATACGAATATCTCCGGGAAAAGCTTGACTACAAAACTATTTCAAGCGCATCTTCTCGTGTCCTCGCTGATGATATGAAATTATCCACAATGGTTCAAATTCTTGAGGTTTTCGGGTACAGACTGGTGGTAGAACCTGCGAATGGGAAACTTACTCGTGCTGGCTGCTATGAAGTAGTGGAGGAAAAGGGCGGTGATTCTGAATGATTTACGGTTACGCTCGTGTCAGCTCCGCCGGACAGGCGATTGACGGCAACAGTCTTGAAGCCCAGTCGGAACTTCTGAAAGCTAACGGCGCGCAGAAAATCTTTTCGGATGTTTATACCGGCACGAAGCTGCATCGCCCTGAATTGGACAAGCTGATGGCTGAAATCCAGCCGGGAGACACGCTGATCGTGGCGAAACTTGACCGTATTGCCCGTTCCGCTAAGAATGGTCTTGAGCTGATAGACCAGTTCATTGATAAGGGCGTTTCGGTGAACATCTTGAATATGGGGGTTATGAACAACTCCCCTACTGGAAAGGTCATCCGAACTGTTATGCTTGCCTTTGCAGAGTTTGAGCGTGACATGATTGTTGAGCGTACCAGAGAGGGCAAGAAGATTGCCAGTCAGCGCCCCGATTACAGGGAAGGCCGCAAACCCAGCGAGTATGACCGCAACCTTTTTGACGTTCTCCATGAGCAGGTGGAGAAACGTATTCTCACGGTCACGGATGCTGCCAAGCAGCTTGGCGTGACACGCCAGACATGGTATCGGATTGCTGAACAGAACAGGTGAAAAGGGTATTGTATGAAGAAACTGCTTTATCGTTATCAGGTATCTGGTTACAAAGGGCTTGAAGAAAGAATAATGGATGCCCTTATTAAAGAGGAGCCGGATTTGAAAGATGGATACTATTCCGTTTCAAAATTAAGATATGCCGTGGAAAAGGATGAGCAGCTATGTCACGATATTTCTGTTCCACATAACAAAGCTGGGGTATTTTTTTCTATAGCTCTTTATGATAAGGGATATATTATATTTGGTGATGACGAGCATCCAGGAATTCGTCCGATAAAATGGTACGAACCTTTATTCTTGGTAAGGCTGATGGGAAAATTTAGAAAAATATATTGGTGGCCTCCCAAGCCCTACTATAAGTTATAAAACCGAATAAGAAAGGGAAAACAGCATGAAAACTGCAAAATTGTCAGATCAGAGCTTGAAACTGATTGAAACGTTGTGCGATTACACCGACAAGCCCGATATCCTCAATGCCATCGCAGACGCCTTGTACTACGATGCAGACGAGCTGAAACGCAGGCTCAACCAGCTTGCAGAAGAAGTAAAATAAATTGTGCAACCCATTTATTAAGATGGATTTTAGAAAATAATTTTCTGAAGTAAAATTATAAAACCGAATATTTGATTTTTGTGCAGTTGTAGGCACTCTTTACATTTTCAGGTAGGGGGTGCCTATTTTTTATGCAGCCAAAGCAGTGCATCGCCATCATCGACAGCATCAAAGCGTATGCAAAGCAGAATCCAACCGAAGCGCAGGTCTATGAGGACTGGTTTCAGGCGGTCGTGAACCTGAGAGACGCTCTGCCGCAAGACAAGCGGTTCGATGCCTACAAATACTCTGGTGAGCTGCGCTCCGTCTGTGCATCCATGATGAGCAAGATGAAAACAGGCGAGGACGTGGCGAAGGTCTATGATATTATCGGTCGGACGTACCTGTTTGAAGCGAAAGATGTGTTCGACAGCTATTGTATCTACCTTGAATGGAACCGTGCGCCGGAAAAGAAGTTCTATCAGCCGAGACGAAAGGTACTTTTGACGCTGGTTCGTGACCTAGAGGATTTGTTTTTCCACCGTGTAGAATTTCTTGGGGTCAGTCAGCCCCCGCGTACTGGAAAAAGTACGCTCTGTATATTTTTTATCACATGGCTGATGGGCAACCGCCCTGACGTTGCATCGGTTATGAGCGGACATTCCGACAAGCTGACAAATGGCTTCTACGGCGAAGTGCTGTCCATCATTACTGACCCTGTAACCTACAACTGGGGCAAAATCTTCCCTGACGTTCAGCTTGTGGACAAGAGCGCAAAGGATGAAAGCGTTGACCTGAACCGAAAGAAACGCTTCCCCACCCTGACTTGCCGCTCTATTGGTGGTACGCTGACTGGTGCTGTTGAAATCGGCGAGGGCGGCGTTCTGTACAGCGATGACTTGATCGAGGACTTGGAAGAAAGCCTGAACGTTGAGCGTCTGAACAACAAGTACGATGCCTATCTGAACCAGCTAAAAGACCGCAAAAAGCAGGGCGCATTAGAGCTGATGGTCGGTACACGCTGGAACGTGCTTGACCCGCTTGGACGCATCCAGAACCAGTATGCAGACAACCCAAAGTACCGATTCCGTGTGATTCCTGCGGTGGATGAGAACGGACACAGTAACTTTAATTATGACTATGGCGTTGGATTTGACGATGCCTACTATGCTGATATGAAAGCCAGCATTGACGATGCAACATGGTGGGCAAAGTACATGGGCAAGCCCTATGTGCGTGAAGGTTTGCTGTTCCCTGCCGATGAACTGCGGTATTTCAACGGCGTTCTGCCTGATGGAGAGCCTGATCGTAAGCTCATGGTCATGGATATTGCATGGGGTGGCGGCGACTTCACCGCCTGTCCTATTGCCTATGTGTACGGAGATGCCGTGTTTATCCCAGACCTCGTGTTCAATAACGGCGACAAGACCGTGACCAGACCGGAAGTCGTGGGCAAAATCATCCAGCACAAAATCAACGTGGTGCGTGGCGAAGCCAACAACGGCGGTGACGAATATTGTGACGTGGTAGACAGCCAGCTCCGGCAGCAAGGCTATCACTGCTCTGTCCGCAGCCAACGTGCGCCTAGTGGTCAAAGCAAGCTGTCCAGAATCATCCAGTATGCGCCGGACATCAAACGGTTCTATTTCCTTGACGAAAAACACCAGTCGAAAGAGTACAAGGCGTTCATGGAACAGGTCACGATGTTCACACAGCTTGGCAAAGTTCCGCACGATGATGCACCGGACAGTCTGGCGCAGCTTGCCGATGAATTGTACAACGGAATCAGTAAAATTGAGCCTGTCAAGAGGCCGTTTTGATTAAAAACACAATATATTGTGTTTGCTGGGTCTATTTATTTGATTTTACCACTTGACAAGGCTTATAATGTATGCAGGAAGTTTCGCAACTTCCCTTAAGGAATAGCCTGGCGTGACGAGGTTTTGTCATTTTTACTCGTGTGCGTGTCAACAAGCATATTCCTCCTTTCACCGGTGGAGGTTTTCTCACTCTTTCACCTTCACCGGGCTTTATATGTTGCGTTTCCAATTGTAAGGGGAATGCTAGCCTGTCTCCCCCACGGCTGGCAAGCAACGGTTCGATTCCGTTACGCAGCACAACCATCTTCTTTGTTTGGCTTTCTATTCTCTGAATCCTCCACCGCTACTCCCGGCTCTCGATGCAATGGTTAGGCATGACATTGCAAAGAGCAGCGGTTAACCAATCAAGCCGGGTTTCTATGTTGCATTAGCTCAGTCAGGCTAGAGCATCCGGCTCATAACCGGACATACATTGGTTCAAATCCATTATGCAGCACCAAAATTGTAGCTGACCCGTTTTACGTCTGTCCGACAACTGAATGTAAAGGCTGCAATGGTTTTCTTCGGGCGAAGAATAGCACGGCTGGAAGTGCGAACAGTTTCCCAGTAGCTTCTGACAGGTCTGTGCTCAACAGCCTGTTTCCAGAAATCCAACGAAAGGAGCACAGATGGTAGCAAAAGTCAGATGCAAGCGTCCTCGAAAAGACGCACACGGTAATCCTTGCGATTGTGGACGTTATCTTGGCGAAGTGGAAGGCAAGTTCTCCCTTCTGTGTCCTCTTTGCCATTGGATTACAATTGGAGATTCCAACCTTCCAAAATATACATGGGTCTCCGTACCAAAGTTTAAGAACTGAATAGCTTTTAAAGCGCAGTTGTAAGCGCAGTGAGATAGACCTTAACAGGTTTGTCTTGCTGCGCTTTTTATTTTGCCGGAAAGGAGGAACGCATGGCTGAGTATCAGATAGTTGTTGACGGCTTTTTGAATAATCCACTGACCGGACGCAGACCGATTGAAACGCCGGAGACGGAAATCAATCAGGCGAACGTGCTGAAAGTGGTCATGGGCAAGGCAGAACCTATTCATCTGCTGAACAAAAACGAGATTCGATTTCTGCACAACTACTACTTGGGTAGCCAGCCTGTCCTCCACCGCACGAAGGAGTACCACGCTGAAATCACCAATCGCATTGTAGAGAACCACGCCAATGAGTGCGTGGGCTTCTACACTGGCTACATGAGCGGCACTCCTTGCTCTTATGTGCGGTCTGAAACGGCAACAGGTGACGGTGAGGAAATCGCCCGCCTGTCCAACGCCTTGCAGTATGAGGGCAAGGATGCGCTTGATCGGCGGCTCTGGCAGTGGATGTTGGAGTGCGGACAGGGATACCGCATTGTTCTCCCTGACAAGGGGTACAACGGCAACTACCCGGACGAAACGCCCCTACTGGTAGATGTTCCCGACCCGGACATGACGTATGTGATTTACAACTCTGGCATCGGGCACAAGCCCATCGCCAACGTGCTGCACATCCCGCGCAATTATCAGAACGACCTGAACGACCTGATTTGCGTGTATACGCCGAACCAGTACTTTGAAATCGACAACGGCAAGGTCACAAAGTCGGAGAATCACTCTCTTGGAATGCTGCCGATGGTCGAATACAAGCTGAACCCGGAGCGGATGGGTTTGTTTGAACCGGCTATCCCTGTGCTGGATGCCATCAATGATCTTGAAAGCAACCGTCTGGACGGCGTGGCACAGTTCATCCAGTCCATCATGGTGTTTACCAACTGCCTTGTTGACGAGGATGCGTTGAACAAGGTGAAGGAATTGGGCGCAATGTGCCTGAAATCCACCGCTGGTCTGCCTGCTTCCGTTTCTCAGATTGCAAACGAGCTTGACCAGCAGCAGAGCCAGACCCTGCTTGATTCCATGTTGAACGTGTACCGCAGCCTGACTGCCATGCCTAGTGCTACTGGAAGTGAGAATGCAACGTCCGACAATGTGGGCGCAGTTATCGTCCGCAATGGTTGGAATCACACCGAAGCAAGAGCACAGCAGTACGAGAATATGTTTAAGTATGCTGAACGCCAGAGCCTGTCTGTGATGCTGAAAATCCTGCGTGACACGGCTGGTTCTAAGCTGATGGCAAGTGACATCAATATCAAACTGCCACGCCGTCAGTACGACAACCAGCAGAGCAAGGTTCAGATTTTTGCGCAAATGATTCAGCAGCCAATTGACCCACAGTTGGCGTTCACTACGCCTGGTCTGTTTCCTGACCCGCAGGCTGCTTATGAGATGAGCAAGCCGTTCCTGATTTCCGCTGGAAAACTGGGCGAGGACGGGAAAGCACCGAAGCCGCAGGAACAGCCTAAACAGGATGTTGCCGACACAAATGTCGGGAACACGGTTGATAAACAGCCAAACAATGCGGATGGAGAAAAAGATAATGCGTAATTTTTGGAAACAGTTGCTTTGCAAACATGACTATACGCTTTCTCGTTGGCATTGGACGCACGGCATCAACGGAAACGAACCACGTGAAATGGAGTGCGAGTATATCTGCACGAAATGTGGAAAATTCAAATGGACGCACCCCGACCGGAATTCGGCGCAAGAAAAATCTATTTTGGATAGTGGCATTGAGCCGTACAAGAGAATTTATCCAAAGGAATAAAGAATCATCCCGAATTTTCGGGCTGATATATTCCGGCAGGGAAGCCGGGATACAAATTTCGCAGCGTTGCAGGGAAGCAACGGTAAAAAAACGCAGGAGGAAATTAACGATATGAAACTCAATGTGTTGCTTGGCGATGCTTATAAAGAGGGCATGACCGCCGATGAAATCATTTCTGCGCTGGAAAAGGTTGCAGACCCTAACGCAGAGGTCGAGAAGCTGCGTAACGCCGTGACGAAAGCCAACGGCGAAGCCGCTGAGTACAAGAAGCAACTCAAGGCAAAGCGTACCGATGACGAGAATGCCGCACAGGAACAGGCTGACAAGCTGGCAGAGATGCAGAAGCAGATTGAAGCCCTGACCGCCGACAAGGAAAGCCTCGTCAAGGAAAAGACCCTTGCATCTTACCGTGAGAAGTTTGTTGCACAGGGTTATGACGCTGAACTCGCCAACAAGGCTGCGTCTGCACTGGCTGACGGTGACATGGACAAGGTGTTTAAGTTCCAGTCTGAGTTTATGACCGCCCATGACACCGCTTACAAGGCTTCCCTGCTGAAGGATATGCCCACACCTCCGGGTGCGGATGGCAAGGGCGGCTCTGACAGTGAAGGTGTGGCGTTTGCTAAGAGCCTTGCACAGCAGAACGCAAATACTTCTAAGGCATCGAGTGACGCAATGAGTGCTTTCCATTAACAAGGAGGAAAACATGAAGTTTACCCGAAACACGGTCAACGGAATCAACGATACCATCCTTGCTTCCAATGACTACACCGCCATTCCCTTTACCGTGACCGAAGCTACTGCGGTTAAGGCTGGCTATCCCATGACCAAAGCCGGCAAGAAAGCAACCTCTGCCACCGCAGACGGCATTCTGCTGTATGACGTCGACCCGGCAGAGAACCCTAATGCTTCCCTGCTGATTCGTGGCGTTATCGACACCAAGAAAGCCGCTGCAAGCTCTGGCTTCACCTATGATTCTGATGCGATTACTGCGCTTAAGACCGCCATTCCTGGCATCTTCTGCCGTGACAACATCAGCGTGAACGCTTAATAGGAGGTAAAACAACATGGCACTGAATCTTAAGGAAGTCTTTGCCCCGGCTGCGATTGCCGCCTATTGGACGAATGACCCCACCAATGCGATGCCCTTTGCGTCTGACGCACTGTTCCCTGCCAAGAAGAAGGCGGGTCTCGACCTGAAGTGGCTGCGTGGCCACAAGGGCGTTGGCGTTTCTCTGATGCCCAGCGCATTTGACGCAAAGGCTACGTTCCGTACCCGTGAGGGCTTCAAGTTCGACGAGACCGAGATGCCGTTCTTCCGTGAGGGCTACCATCTGGGCGAGAAAGACCGTCAAGAAATCCTGCGTGTTCTGGACAGCAACGACCCCTATGCTCGTGACGTGATGAACCGCCTGTACGATGACACCGCACAGCTTATCACTGGTGCTCGTATCGTACCTGAGCGCATGATCTGGCAGTTGCTGGCTCCCGCCAATGGCGTTCCCGGCATCACCATCAAGGCAAACGGCGTGAACTACACCTACAACTACGATCCGGACGGCGGCTGGAAATCCACCAACTTTAAGGATATCAGTGGTGTCGCCAAGTCTAAGTGGTCCGCTGCAACCGCCACTCCAATTGCTGACCTGAACGCCGCAAAGGACGCTGTTCTGGCAAGCGTTGGCGAGGTTGTGACTGAGGTGTACATGAACACCGCAACCTTCCGCAACATGATTGCTGCGGACGAGGTGAAGAATCGGTTTATGACCGTCACCGCAAAGGCGAACGCCGTTCTGCTGGATGCTGAAGCACGGCAGATTATCGAATCTGCAACCGGTCTGACCATCCATCTGTACGACAAGATGTTCAAGGCAGACCAGTACAGCGCAAGTGAGAAGTATCTGCCTGACGGCATGGTGGTGGTTGCTCCTTCCGGCGCTCTGGGCAGCACTTGGTACGGCACTACTCCTGAAGAGGCCGACCTGCTGTCTGGCCAATCTGGCGCATCCGTGTCCATCGTGAACACCGGCGTTGCCATTACCACTGAGCTGACCATTCACCCGGTCAACGCAAACGTCTACGCTTCTGAAATCGTCCTGCCGTCCTTTGAACGTATGGACGCTGTGTACTGCATCAAGGCTTACTAAGGCGAAAGGAGGAAAGCAGCATGGGAGATCAGTATTCCGAAGCGGCAGTCAAGCTGGGGCAGTACATCGCCCCTGCACTTGACCGTGAAATCACGGACGAGGACTACCCACTTTTCGACCTGCTGCTTGATTTTGCCAAAGACAAGATATTTGCGCAGGGCTACCCATTCGGCAACAGACCGGACGAGTTGCCCTCGCAGTATCAGTCGTTGCAGATACGCATTGCAGCGGAACTGTACAACCACATCGGCGCAAACGGACAGACGAGCTACACCAACAATGGCATTACTCGTGTGTGGGAAAGCTCCGATGTGGCACAGTCCCTGCTAAATGAAGTGGTTCCGAGAGTAGGTGTTATCGGCTGATGTTCAATGGAAGCCCGCTGGATAAACGCCCACTGTGGTACTCAAACCCGGTTGGCGAGAAAACGCCTGTTGTGGACGAATGGGGCAACGAGACTGGCGAATCTGCATACGAATCGTGGAGCGAACCCGCAAAGCTGATGCTGAATGTCAGCCCTCCTACTGGTTCTGCGGAAGCAAACCCTTTTGGAGCGTTCACGGATTACAGCTACGTTGTTAGTTCGTCCAGCAAAAAGCGCAATACCCCACTTTACGAAGGCACACACGTCTGGTTTCAGACGGACGTTTCAAAGCCCTTCAATTACACTGTGGTCAAAGTCGCAGAGCATATCACGGACACGCTGTATGCGCTGAAAGAGGTGGCTGCAAGTGAAAATTAAAGTGAGGTTGAGCGATGCCGGACTTCGTGATGCGGAACGTCAGATACAGGAATACAAGACCACCCTGAACAAAAAGGCGCAAGAGTTTGCAAAGGCGTTGGCTGACAAAGGGCTTGATGTGGCGAAAGTTCGCTTTGCAAATGCAGAATATGCCGGTAGCAACGATGTCTCATGCCGTGTTGAGCAGAACGGAAATACCTGCACCATCGTTGCAGAGGGCAAGTCAGTCGCCTTTATCGAGTTTGGCACTGGCGCACATCACAACGGATATGGCGGTGAACTACCGCCCGGCGTTGGTGCGCATGGCTCCTACGGCAAAGGGCAAGGCGCAAACCGCAGATGGTACTACTACGGCGAATCCGGCAATGCTGGCACGCCTGTCAAACAGGTGGATGGCAAAGGCCAGCTGAATTACACCGATGGCAACGAACCAGCTATGGCTATGTGGGGGGCTGTTGAGGAAATAGCTTCTCAAGTCGAAGCAACGTGGAGGGAGGTTTGGAATAGTTGATTGATTATTTCAATTCTATTTTCACGGCTGTTGCTAAGGAACTGCGGAAGCAAGTCCCTGGCATCTTTGTCACTGGCGAAATCAATGACAGCAATGTCAAGAAGTTTCCGTGTGTACAGATAGAGGAAAACAGTAATCTCCCGGTTCACCGGGATTCTGCCAGCCGAAGCAAGTACGCCGCTGTTTCCATTCGTGTGCGTGTATATTCCAACAAAACCAGCGGACGCATTGCAGAAGCACGTTCCATCGTTGAAATCGTGGATTCTGTATTGGAACCGCTCAATTTCTATCGAAAGTCATTTGCCCCGTTGAATGGGCTGTACAACAATTCCGTCTATCGGATTGATTGCAGCTATGGGGCAACAATCGGAGAGGACGGAATGATTTACCGAAACTAAGGAGGTAAACATTCTATGAGTACTGCTATCTCCGGTCTGAATACCACCCTGTATTGTGGCGACAGCGCAACCGCTCTTACGAAGCTGTGCGACATCAAGGATGTACCCGACCTGATCTCCGAGCCTAACCTTCTGGATGCCACTACTCTGTCTGACCCTATGCAGGTCAACATCTTTGGCATCATCCAGAGCGACACCAAGTCTTTCACCGCCAACTACAACAAGGCTGACTATACGAAAGTCAAGGCAGCTGGCTATGATGAGACTTCCGAGAGCAATGCCGTGAAGTACTATGCCCTGAAAATGCAGGACGGCTCCGGCTTCACTTGGCAGGGTATGCATCAGGTTGGTCTGTCCGGCTTTGGCGTAGACGAGGTTGTGGAAATGACCATCAACTGCATCTTCACTAAGAAGCCTGAGTTCAGCGAGACCCTGACTGTCACTGGCGGCTAAACCGCAAAAATCGAATCAATCAAACCGGGCAGAACTGAACAACGGATTTAGTTCTGCTCCTATTTATAAAGGAGAGCATTTATTATGGCTACTAAGGTTATCAACTTTCATTCCCCCGATGGCAAGAACACTTACGAGCTGACTTTCACCCGTGACAGCGTGGAAGCCACCGAACGTGCAGGTTTTCAGATTGGCCAGTACACCCAGATGACCAATCTGCTGTCCAACTCCCGTGCCCTGTTCTACGGTGCTTTTATCGCACGGAACAAGGGCATCAAGCGCAAGGTCGTGGACGAGATGTTCCAGCACGTCGAGGATAAGGAAGATCTGATGGGCATTCTGCTTGAGATGTTCATGGATGCTTCTAAGTCCCTGCTGGCAACTGACACTGAGGACAAGACCGCAAAAAACGCAACGTGGGAGATTGTGTAACAGCACAATCTCAGGAAACAGACGGAGAGGAAGAGCCATTCTCTTTCTCTAAGCTGTTCCACGATGTAGAAGCCTATTACATCTCCATCGGCATGACCTACGACCAGTTCTGGTACGGCGATGTCTGGCTGGCGAAGGTTTATCGCGACGCAGAGGAGCTGCGGGAACGCAGAGCCAACACAGAAGCGTGGAGAAATGGCTTTTACATGGCATCTGCGCTTTCCTCTACGGTTGGCAATATGTTCCGCAAGAAAGGGTCTAAGCTCATCAAGTACATGGATAGACCACTTCCCCTTACCCAAAAGGAGAAAGACGAGTATGAATACCAACGCGCAGTTGAGGCGCAGGAGCGAATCAAGAGAATGATGTTCTCTATGATGGAAAGTAATGGTGGTAGTGATGGCTGATGTTGATATTACGAGCTTATCCGTAGAGGTTTCTGCGGAATCGCAGGGCGCAGAGCTTAATATCGACAAGCTCGCTACTGCCATTTCTAATTTGCGGACAAAAGGCAACGTGGCAAAGGTTGTGAACAGCCTTGACAAGCTGGCTGGTTCTATTGCAACGCTGAAACAGGCATCCGCTGGAATGTCCGGGCTGGACAAAATCACCAGCTTTCTAAATGGACTTTCCAACGTAAACCCGACCGCAAGCGCAAAAAGCATCAACACGGTCGTGAACGCAATCAAGAAGATTCCTGCGGCTGTGTCTGGCTTGAACGGCGTGGACTTTTACTCCATGTCTGGAAGCATTACTCAGCTCACTAACGCTTTGGCTCCATTGTCCATTCTGGACGCATCGAACCTTAAAGCTCTTGGCAGCGCTTTCAATGCGATCGGAAAGGTTCCTGACCTGACCGACAAGCTGAAAGCGACTGATCTTGATTCTTTTGCAAGTTCTTGCCAGAAGATTTCTGCTGCCCTTACTCCCCTTGCATCTCAGCTTGACAAGGTAGGCAACGCCTTTGCAAAGCTGCCGCCACAGTTGAGCAAGGTGGTCACACAGGCTAACCGTGTGACCGCAGCCAATGAAAAGCAGCGCAAGAGCTATCTCAGCCTGTCCAATCAGATGAACGGCTTTATGCGGAACATGGCAAAGCTGGTCTCGCTGAAAGCCATTGCTGAGTATCTTGGCAACGCGGTTGCGAAGTTTAACGATTTCTATGAAGCAACAGACCTGTTTCATAATGCTATGGGCAATTTGAGCGGTGAAGCTGATACGCTCATTGGCAAGATGCAGGGTTTGCTTGACGTTGACCCGACCAAAGCGATGACCTACATGGCTACCATCCAGAGCTTGGGTACTTCGTTTGGTCTGGCCAGCGATAAAGCGTATATCTTATCCAAGAACCTGACCCAGCTTGCCTATGACGAAGGCTCCTATTGGAACAAGGACGTTGCAGAAACCTTTACCGCAATGTCCTCCGCAATCTCTGGCGAGATTGAGCCTATCCGTCGTTTGGGCGTTGATCTGTCTCAGGCACGGTTACAGCAGGAACTTCTTGCTTTGGGCTTTAACAAGCAGGTTTCCAGCTTGTCTCAGGCAGATAATGCGGTTCTGCGTTACATTGCCATTATGAAGCAGACTGCCAATGTGCAGGGCAACCTTGCACAGACCATCCAAAGCCCTGCAAACCAGATTAAGATTCTGAAAGCTCAGCTTGATATGCTAGCGAAGTCTGTTGGTTCTCTGCTCTACCCTGCCCTGAAAGCCATTCTCCCCCCGCTGATTGCCGCTGTTCAGCTCATTCGAGAATTTGTTGAGTGGGTGGCAAAGCTGATGGGCGTGAAGGTCGTGTTCACTGATTTCACTAAAAGCGCTGACAGCGTTGGTGGCATTGGTGACGCAATGGATGACACGGCAGATTCGACAAAGAAAGCCGCCAAAGCCCTCAAGGATTACACGATGGGCTTTGATGAACTGAACATTATTGATCCAACGCAGGGAAGTTCCGGCTCTGGCAGTGGCGCATCCGCTGGCAACATCTTGGGCGATGTAGACCTGTCCGGCTACGATATGTTCAAGGACTACATCGGTACGACGATTGATGAAGTCAAAGCGAAATTGGAAAAGTTGGCTCCTTTGGTTGCTGGTATCGCTGCCGGATTTGCAACGTGGGCTATTGGCAACGCTTTGATGGATGCTCTTAGCAAAATCAAAGGCGACGGAACCTTGATTGAGGGCATTCTCAAACTTTGGAAGTCTCCCATTATGGGAGCAGCTGTCGCTGTTGGCATCATGGTTGCTCGTTTTGTTGACCTATACCAAAACAGTGAGGCGTTCCAAAAAGGCCTTGAACGTGTTCGAGCTATGATTTACCTTGCTGCGGAAGGGCTTAGGCAGGGTTGGAATATATCACTCACAGATGGAAAACTCGGAGAATCCATCAAATACCTGAAAGAATCTTTTTCTAACTTAAAGCAAGTAATCTGGAATCTCATTCCAGAAAGTTGGCAGGAGGGCATTTCTTCTGCGTTCAAAACAATCTCTAACGTTGTAAAAGGCCTTGATCTTGATGTTGGTGATTTAATTACAACACTTATGGGCATCGGTCTTATTGTTAGCGGTCATCCTGTAGCCGGTCTTGCTGTTCTTGGTTTTGAAGCTATCACTGTTGCAGTTCGTGGTCTTGGTAGCGAAAGTCAAAAAGAAGCTTTTGAGATGGAAACGGACTGGTTCAATGCTTTCAAGTCTATGGGCGAAAAAGTTGCTGATTTTGTAGGTGGCGCAATTACAGCCATTGGAAATCTTATCAATGATTTCGCAATTTTTATTGGATGGATTCAGAACGGTGTTTCCGAAACTGACAGGCTTGACTTACAGATGAACGGTAACTTCATCGAGAATGCCGTTATGGGCATTGCTCAGCTGATTCACGATGTCGGAGTGTTTGTCGGATGGATTACCAATGGAGTGAGCGAAACCGACCGTCTTGATATTCAGATGAACGGTAACTTCATCGAAAAGGCGGTTCTTGGTTTTGCTGACCTTATCAATTGGGTAAAGGATGTTGTTACATGGTTCGTACATCTCGATGAACACGTCGAAAACGGTGCGAGAGCTGTTCGTGGATTTATTGATGATATCAAAACGTGGGCAAAAGATGCCGCAAAAGCTGCTTCCGATATGGTAACAGCCGTTGCAAATGCTATTGCTTCTCTTCCTTCCAAAATGTTTGAAGCAGGCAAAAACATTTGGCGGGGCCTCGTAAATGGTATCAAAAGCGGCATTGAAACCGCAAAAGGCGCTGCGGCAAATCTTGCAAAAGCTATCATTGACAAGTTCACGACAGATACTGAAATTCACTCTCCCTCCGCTCTGTTTGAGCGCTTTGGTAAATTTATTGACCAAGGCCTTGCAAACGGTATCACTGCAGCACTTCCTTACGTTGAACAAGCTATGACCAATCTGGCAAATGCGGTTCAGCAGAAGGGCAACGAGATGATTGACTATGGCGCAGACGTTGCAAACGGCTTTGTTGATAACATGGTCAATACGTTTGACGCAAAGTGGAATGAAATCGACAACGGCCTTAAGAGCGACTTCGTTGGCACGATTAAAAGCATGATCGATGCGGTCAAGAAAGGCGATATCCAAACCGTCGCCGAAAACACAGCAGCCATCATCTGGAAGGCAATGGGGGAGGAAAACCGAAAACAGGTCAAGTCTTACGCTTCCGACTTGGTTTCCAATCTCACCGGTGCTCTTAAGACTGTTGGCTCCAAAGTATTTTCTTCTGCAAAACTCGTCGGGAGCAATATCTTAGCTGGAATCACTTCAAAATTTGGAGAAATTTCCACGCAGGTTGTAGGTCTCGGCAGCAAGATTGCAACGTCTTTTTCCGCTTTGATCGGGCCGATCTCGGCATCCGGCAGAGCAATCAGTATTGGCCTTTCTTCTGGCGTTTTGAGCCAGTTCCCGTCTATCATCGCTGGCATTGCCGGGCTTATCGGTCAAATTGGAGCTGCATTTATGGGTATCTTGCAGACAATCGGCAGTGTCTTGGCTTCTCTCGGTATTCCAACTGGCGTCATCATGATTGCTGGTGGCGTTGCAATTGCAGCCGCCATCGCAGGAATTGTCGGAACGCTTGTTGGAAAGCACGGAACAAGCTCCAGCCCGTCCGTAGACAATAACTACTCGAGCTACCCTGGCACGAGCGATTATGATTCCGCCAATGGCTCCAATACATCTGCCGGTAGCTATTACCCAAGTTCTTCCGCCAGCGGAGCAAGCCCCGCAGAGCTCCGCAGTGCCGTCCATGATGGTTGCTATAATGCATTTCTTGACATCTTCCAGCGGTACGGAGACGAGCTTACCGGAGGAAAAGAACTCAAGATTTACCTTGACGGAAAGCAAATCACTGCGTCCGTTGAGAAACGGCAGTCTGAACGTGGGTTTCAGATTATGGGAGACGAAGTTTACAGCTACTAAGGAGGTTTACGTTTTATGCAATCTCTCGTCACAGTAAATGGCAGAGAGCTGCCTGAGCCTTCCTCCTACGACGCTACAACAAGCACTATAGTCGATTCTGGACGAAACGTACAAGGCAAAGTCGTTGGGTCTGTGGTGCGGCACGATGTTGCGAAGATTTCCCTAAAATGGAATTATCTTACCGCAAGACAGTGGGCGGACATCATCGGGCCGTTCACCACAAACTTTTACTGCACTGTTCGGTTTTATAACCAAGCGACTGCAAGCTACACGACAAGGCAAATGTACGTTTCTGATAGAACCGCTGGGATGTGGAGACGTTCCCCGTCCAACGGAAACGTCATGGGATGGGTCGGAGCAGCCCTTAGCCTGGTTGAAGTTTAAGAGAGGTGATTATTCATGGGCTTTCTACCTTCCGACAAGTGGCTTGAGCAATACGACAAGACACTCGTTCCGGAGATGTTTGTTCGCATCACTTATCACGTCTCTGACGATAAGGCGCAAGCAGACGCCATTGCCAGCTCTTCTAACCAGGCTTTATTCAGCAACACGTTGTCTGTCACAGATCTTGATTCTGCTTCTTTGGCCAATTATGCCACCGGAGAACCTAATTTGTGGGTCCTTGACGGGAGCAAACTTTTGGTCCCAGGTTCAGAGCCCTACGAGAACGCTGGATATTTAAGCATGGATTGTGTTTCTGACACAAACCATCCGATTATCACTTTCTCTTTCAGCAAAACACACACTGAAAGAATCCCCGGAATTACAATCGTGTGGTCGTCTGCTTTAAATGAATATGCAAAATCTTTTAAACTAACGGTCTATAACGGCAGCGAGCTTGTTGCAACAAAACAAGTTGACGACAACCAGTCTGTTGAATCCTCTGTAGATTTTGAGATTTCCGGATATGATTCAATCAGTTTGGAAATTTTAGAATGGTGCATCCAGGGACGCAGAGCCAGAGTGGAACAAGTTGAATTTGGTCTGCGCGTCCAATTTAGCAAAGCTGATTTGCTTTCTTATACGCACGAATCAAAACGCGACCCAATTTCCGGGCAGCTTTCCAAAGATTCCGTTTCGTTTTCTGTTGATAACTCCGAACAACGCTGGAACCCGGTAAATCCAGGTGGACTTTATCGGTATCTTTATGAACGTCAGGAGATTTCAGTTCAGTACGGCATGGACATTGGAGATGCGGTCGAATGGATTGACGGAGGAAAGTTCTTTCTTTCTGGATGGACAATTCCGGCGAATGGCATAACGGCGTCGTTTGATGCCAGGGACGCTTTGTCTTTCCTCCAAGATTCCATCTATACCGGGCACACGAGCGGAACGCTTTATCAGATGTGCTTTGATGCATTGGAACTTCTGGATGTTTCCGGAATATCTTACGAAATTTCGGAAGAATTAAAGAACTATTCTTGCGACATTTCCTCCGATGCTTCCTCTTATAAAAACGCAGACATTCTTCAGCTTGCTGCAAACGCAGCCGGGATGGCTCTTTACCAATCCAGAGATGGGGTCATTCACATTGAACGTGTCCCTCTTGTTCCAGTCACGAGGTCTGGTATCGAGGAAATATCGCTTTTGAATAGCTTTAAATACCCAGAAATAACGTTTTCGACAAAAATAAAAAACGTATCGTGCAAGGTTGGCGGCGAATCCGTTTTTTATCCAGCCGGAGCTAGTGGGAATGGAGCGACCCAAAGCATCAATAATCCGCTTGTATCGAAATCTGTATCTTCTAGCGCAAAAAATGCGTTGACCGAAACATACGCACTTCTTTCTAACAGAAGAAAGGTAAACCTGGAATTTCGTGCAAGCCCTCATATTGATGCGTTGTCTTTTGTGAGAGCAAACCATCAGTTTGGATATGCATCGAACGTTCTCGTTACGGATGCCAAGTATACCTTTAATGGCTGTTTTAAAGGGACGATGGAAGGATATATGGTGGAAAGCGCGAGTGCCCTTAGACTTGACAAGGGCTCCGTTTTTGTGGCTCCTGGAGAGACTGTTCGTTTAACCGCAACGCTTGTTCCTTCCTCAGAGGATTCCCCAGCAATCGGATGGGAAGCATCTCCTCCCGGCGTTGTTTCCATTTCCGTCGTTTCCAATAAAGGCGGCGTTTCTGCTTGCGACATTTCTTTTGTTTCCAGTGGAGATGCCGTAGTCACGGCCTTCGTATCTTCCGTATCTGCAAAGTGTACCGTTATCAGTCAGGCTCCGTCTTTGTCGGATATGCCGGAAGGATCGTCTGTTTACATTCAAGAAAGTGGTGCGGATGTAGAGTTTGTTGTTGCAAAACATGGGTATGAGCCTGGATTAAATGGTCCCGGAAGAACACTTCTTATCAGGAAAGAACCTCTTGCTGAAACAGTGTGGAACCAGACGCACGTCAATACATACGACGGAAGCTCCATCGACAGGCTGTTGAAGGGAGATTACGCAAACAGATTTAGCGATACCGTCAAGTCCGCAATGGGGCTTACCTCTTTCTATTACACGGTAGGTGGTAGCACTACGGAAATCAGAACGCTTTCTCGCAGTGTTTTTCTCCCGTCTATTTATGAGATGTTTGACCCGGAAGACAAAAACGCAGATGTTTATGTAAATGGCAGTAACCCATTTTTCAAAAAAGAAGGTTCTGTACTACCAAAGCAAACCCGAAATGTTTTTGTTCAGTCTTATGATGATTCCGCCAATCGTCTTATCCGCAGATGGTCACGTTCCCCTGCATGGCGAGATTTTGATGGAAACCATATCGTGGGCCAACTCGTTGGGACTTACAGTCTTGGAACGTCTAGTGCAGGTAGGATTTTTTTCCTCACAGAGCAGTACAATGCTTGGAGCTCTAACAAGTTCAGCCCTGCTTTCACGCTTCCGTCCACGACTAAAGTCGGAAACGGCAAAAAGATTTTGCTTTAAGGAGGGGCTATGGCGATTTGGATTACAGACAGAACCCAAGACGATGTTGACCGCCTAAAGTTCATTTACGGTAAAGCCGTGAACGGGACCTGGACGAATGAGGAAAAAGCGGAGTGGCTTTCCGGTATGAAAGGAGCTCTTGACTATAGGGATTTTTCAAGAATAGAAACCGGCATATCAGAGCTTGCTTCACTTCTCGGTGCGGACGTAGATGTCAAGACGGACTGGAACATAAACGGGTATCTTACCACGTCAGATGCTACTAGGTGGCTGTCGAATATCGAATCTATTCGTTCAAAAAACTCGGGGGATGCCAAAACTGCGCCGACACCTACGTCTATGGATAGGCTTGGATTCGAGACAATGAACCAACTTGAAAGCATTTTGTCGGGCATAGAATCAATCGCCAAAACTTACGTTACTTTTTCTGGCGAATACATGGCTGGGGAGGGACAATATGGTTTTTGAAGACCGCATATCAAAATATCCTGGCAGGTGGACGTTAGTCCGTGAGGATGGGTCGTCTGAAGTTGTAACGCTCGTCCGAAACGACGAACCCATAAAGGACGGCACACCAATCAACGCATCCACTTTAAATGAGCTGAGCACAGTTGCAGGTGCCATCAACGCAAAAGAGGAAGCCGTTTCTGCGGCAAATTCCGCTGCGGAAGAACGTGCAAAAGCAGAACAGGCTGCAAAAAATGCCGCAAAAGATGTTTCTGCAATTGTAAAAGCAGACTCTGAAAATGCAGCTTTGTCTGCTGCTGCTGCCAAGACAAGCGAAATCAATTCAAAGAGTTCGGAATCTCAGTCTGCTACTTATTTGCAGGGCACAAAAGAATACTTTGAGCAGGTCCGCACCATCACCATCGGTGCACAAGGGTGGTACGCCACGCCGGAAGCTCTGAAAGCCGCTGTTCCCATAGGCGAAAATGGCTGGTGGGCAGTCGTTGGTACTACGGACACCATTTGGACGTGGGACGGTGACACCGGCGCGTGGGTCGATACCCGCAAAGAGGTGGACTTGTCAGACTACCTGACGCAGGACCAGATCAGGAAGCTGCTTGAGCAGTACATGCCCCTTCGCCCCGCCACTGCTGCCGTGCTGGGCGGCGTGAAGGTGGGCGACTATCTGGACATCGCCCCGGACGGCACCCTCAGCGGCAAGACCCTCAACGACAAGATCGCTGCCGCCGTGGCGGTAAAGTCGGAGCCCCGGCTGGTGTGGAACACCTATGCGAAGTCTCCTGAAAGATTCAAAACTTGGGATGTTCAGATTCCAGGCAATGTTGATAAGATA